AAAAGCCAGTAAATGTGAAATAACACGGTGATGGAACGAGTCAGATGTCGAGAAAGCACAGGACATTAGAACGAGTCACGGTCATGGAAAGCACAGGCAAAGAGAACGTAAAAACCGGGGGAGGAAAAATAAAAGCCTCCCCCACTACTTTAACAGAAAGGAAAAGTTATGAATGATACTGTTAAATGTAATAACTGTGGAATAGAATTAAAAAGGAAAAAGCAGACAAAAGACGGATGGTTGATAGAAGAAGATTCAAAAATAATATATAGACAACGTATCAATACAATGATTGGGAATGAAGAAAAAAGCGCAAAGGCAACAATAGAACAAGGCGACAATGATTCTATTGGCAGAGAGCAATGGTGGTTAACAATTACAACTGGATATGACAACGAAGAAAAACTATTGCGTAAAGAAGTTTTTGGAACAGCCGAAGAAGCAATGGATTGGGTTAAAAACGAATACCTTGCTATGGTAGACACGATTAGAGCATGCATCATCAGGGATATGTTTGAGCATATGACAACAGAAAAAGAGATAGAATATACCCATTATTATATACACAATAATTATCTGTCACGAAAAGAATGTAGGGAAAAGAATGGAAACTGATATTAAAAAAGTCTTGAAAGACTTGTTGAGATTAGAAATAGAAAGGTGGGAAAAATACATGAAAACGCGTAACAAACTAATGGATTTATTGATTGAACAAATGGAAAAAAACTGAAAGGAAAAGTTATGGAAGAAATCATGAGTATAAAGGTGAAAAAATTTAATTTTTTGTTGCATGCATCGTATTCTGTGGAAACAGAAAGCAATGAATACTCACTCTGTGTAACACCCACAGAGGCTGTAATCAATATTGAGACTAATACTAAGGGCAAACAAATGCAGACTGTTAGCATTCCGCGAAATGTATTAGAATGCTTTTTGGATGAGATAACCTTAAATGGTTTGCCAAAACTTATTGCGTTTTCACAGAAAGCAACAACATGAACACCAAACCAGCGGAAAAGAAAAAAGTACTATTTATAGCAACACTTCCCTGCGTGAGACTGTGGCGCACGGCGAAAGTGCTTCAAAAGAACGGATGGGAAGTATATCTGGGGCAGATGCAATCCACGCTGACGGAGTATTTCAAGCTTGACTATTCGCCGTTCAAGGAAGTATTTGAAATGTCAAGCCGCGGAGGATTTCACCATATCAAAGAATACTTCGACATAGTACATTCGCACAATGAACCGGATACGCTTTCCGCAATGGCGGCGCTAAGCATGAAAAATTCAAGCACGGGGCTTGTGCATGACTGCCATGATTTTGTAAGCGCAAAAGCCGGGGTAAGACTGCACGAACACGACAGGATAGTAGAGCTAATGGCTAATACGTTTGTAGACTTAGCCGTGTATTGCAGTGAGCATCAATATCAACACGTGCAGGGATTGATACGTGAGAACATGCCTAAGAGCGTAATCTTGTTTAACGCGCCGTTAGAAGAATATATACCTAAAACATTACCGGATAAAAAGGTCAATAAGAATAAACCAAAAATAGTGTACGCCGGTACGATCCGCGAGGTAAAAGAAAGTCACAGATACTTTATAGACGAGTTTATGAAAATACTGAAAATGGGATATGAACTGTATGTGTACGCGCCGCATGTGCCGAAGGAATACGACAAGATGTTCAGGGGGTTCAGGAACGCTCACAATATGGGACACTGCAATTACCCGGACTTAATCAAGGAACTAAGTCAATACGATTTCGGTATCATGCCGTTCCAGATTACCAGAGAAAATTATCCGCACCTTAGACATGGATTGCCGAATAAGCTGTTTGAGTATTTTTCAGCAGGATTGCCCGTGATAAGCAAGGCGGGTATGGATGCTTCTAACGTGATAATTGAGGGTGAAAAATTAGGATATGTATACAATGACATAGACGAAATTCGCACGGAAATACCTAAATTGTGGGATATAGAAGTACCGCGGTTCAAATGGACAGCGGATAAGGAAGTCGAGAACAAACTACTCCCGGCGTATGAAGATATACGCGCATACAGGAAATACAATCAAGCAGACCCTAAGCGGGAAGTGAATATCCGGGAAGTCAAGGGAAACGTATGTGTGATAGACGGTTGGAAGGATGGAGAAAAATTTACATACAAAGATGAATCCGGGGAAGAAAAGGAAAACATATCACACGTATACGGCAAAACAAATCACGATAAAGATTTAATCATAGAATCTTTTATGCGGGAGATTGAAGCAGAGGGCGCATTACCGGATTATGTCGTGGAAACATCGAAGGACGAAAAGGAGATAAAGAAACGTGCCGAAATGATACAGAAAAGACACAAGGCACGGCGCAAGGAAAGAAAAAAGGAAATAACAACACTCATAAAAAACGGCAGGGGAAGAATACCGTATGATGAAAAAATGATACTCATTAGCGGTATGGTGTTATGCAAGAATGAGCAAAAAACAATAGAGAACACAATAACCAGTCTGTATTATCTATGTGATGAAATCATAGTGCAGGACAATATGAGTACTGATGACTCAATGAAAATAGTGAAGAAATATCCTAAGTGCCGCACATCTGAATTTGATATACAGCCGTGGGATTTTTCGGTGGCGCGGAACAATGCAAGCAAGCAATGCAGGGGGAAATACATAGCGGTAATTGACGCGGACGAAGAGCTTGATACTGACCCCGCTACGATACGTCAGCAGATCATAGACGATTATAACCGGGGATATATACAGCCGTACAATATGCACACGGTTCAAATAGGAGATATGGGAACGCCGACAAGTCATCTAACGCAGATACGTATATATCCGAACAACGATGATTTTAAATGGGCGCGGAGAGAGCATAACCAGATAAAATTTCCAGACAATAAATATGTCATACAGAAGACGAATTGGCAGAACTTTCATTTTGGATTTCTTGATCCGGCGAAGAAAAAAGCGCGGGAAGAAAGAGCTAACACATATATAGAAATGCTCAAAGTCGAGCTTGCGGAAATGAAAGAGGAAGGTATTGAATTATTGCCGGAATTTGAAAAGGTCATCAATCTGACTAAGTACTGTTGCTTTATGAGCCGGGAAGATGAATGTCTGGAATTAGGTCGATGGGGATATGAGCAATTCAAGACGTTCCCGAAAACGAATCAGGGGATATTGAGCAGATTTTTAATAAGTTTTTCTAACGCTCTGATAATTGAAGGGAACTTTGACGAAGCCGAGGACGTACTGAATACATACACAAACCTGATGGGATCGATAGTCGATTCGTGTTTTTTAAAGCATGTTGTCTCGTACAGAAAGGGGCAGATAATATCATCGCTGATATGGGCGATAAAATACCTTGAACTATTGCAGATCGAACCTATGCAGAATGCTTTTAATTATCAGATAACTACCGTATTCTGGGGAATGGTACAGAAGAAATTGCGTTGGCTGAAATGGTTAGTTGACAATTATATGGAGATATGAAATGAAAAGAAGCTTAATGACAGCAAAAGAATTACAGGAAAGATATTTAGATGATAATGCTTTGGAATTGAGTATAGAAAAATGGCAGAGAGCAGGATACAAATCAAACTGGGAAACATTAAAAGATTCACCTATGCATTATATTGACGGTCGGACTTGCGGATTGTGCAGCAAGTATTTTGATACTGATTATGGTGAATGTTATAACTGTCCATTAAAATCATGTGGCGAAGGAACGTATTGGGATAAGGTTTATGGTGCTGCGCTCAGGGGAGATCGAGACAAATTCATGAAAGCCAGAAATGCATTATTAAAAAAGATGAAGAAAGCGAGGGACGCGAAATGAAGGTAATTCTGGAATTTAATCTGCCCGACGATAATGATGATTGGGAAATGCACAAAATGGCTAACGATATGTGGTTGGCATTGTGGGATTTTGATATGCAGTATTTAAGGAATCAAATAAAACATAATCCAGACAATTTAACTGAAAAACAGTTAGATGCGGTTGAAAGGGTCAGAGATAAATTGCATGAAATATTATCTGAAAGAAACGTTGATTTAGATAGGGTTAGTTAATGAAGACAAAATATAAGTGGATTCGGTTTCAGCAAGGAGCTTATGACAAAAACCTTTGGCGGTGTTACAATAAAGATGATGAATGTTTGGGTGAAGTCAGCTATGAAAAAGGATGGAGACAATTTGTTTTTTGTCCTAACGATATGTATCCGGCGGGGACTATTTATAATTTTAGATGTCTTGAAGACATAGCTGATTTTCTAAAGCAACTAAACAAGACAAAAGGATGCTATAAAGAAAAATGAAACACAATAACTGTCTTACAGAAGAAGATGAATTTGGAAAAGAATTAGCAAATGATTGGGGGTTTCAAGGCAAATGGCCGATTTGTAGTTTTTGTAATAACCCAATGCGAATATGTTTTGCAACAACTGGAGATTGGAATGATGATTTTTCCGATAGAAAAAACCTATCAAGACGCTTTGCTTTTTTTTGCGAATGCGATGAATGGGAAATGTGGAGACAAAAATTAAATCTTTGTTTTATAAATAAAATACCGATCACAGTAAAAGATTTATCGGATATTTACAAGGGCAGATATGACAGAGATAAAAACAGGAGCGAACAAGACAATGAATAAATATTTAGTGACAGCAGGACAGGGATTAGGAAATCAGATTGAAACAATACCGCTGATTGAATGGCTGATACAGCATGACATAGATATAGATGTGTGCTATTGCCATCGCCCGAAAATAGACGGTGATCCGGGGAAAAGCAAAGTACTTGAAATGTACTGCGACAAAAGAAACATACCGTTCGAAATAAGCGACAACGGCAAGGTGGAATTTCCAGAGCACTACGAAGGGCAGTTAGTAGGATGTTGGACAGCGCCGAGGAAAGGAGTATATATATGCGCACAGGCGAACCGAAGCTATACTAACGAGATAATGGCGAATATGGACATTCTAAGACAGATGAAGCTAACGGATAACGTAACAGACTGTCTTGCTGAAGTTATGCCCTTAGAATGGGAATGCGGGGTCGGACACGATATTGTGCTGTGCAACGGGGGATTCAACACAGATAAATGGCGCAGGAAGAAATACCCGCACTTTGAACAGCTTGCTGAAATGCTTCACATATTGGGCTACAGCGTGGTAAGCGTGGGAAGAAAAGACGAATACATACCCGGAACAGTAGACAAGACAGAGATAGGCATGGTAGAGACAGCGGAGATAATAGCGAACAGCCGAATGGGTATCTTTACCGACTCTGGGTGGTATCACTGGAAGGGCTTGATCGGGGGGAAAGGAATAGCGCTATTCACAGCAACGAACGTCAAAAAGAACTATCATCCGTTAGCGTATCCAGAAATTACAGTTATGCAGAAGGGGCTTAAATGCCAGCCGTGCCAGTCTGAAACGTGGGAATGTACGGAGATGTGGCACAGGTGTACACAGTGGAGATGTCAGGATATAGAGCCGAAGAAGATAGTTAAAAATGTGCAGAAAATTTTAAAAATTACTTGACATAAGCGAATAATGTGTTATAATATAGTTGTTTTATAAGGTCAGAATATGATTTTAAACTTACAGCAAGGAAGGAAAAAAGATGAATCGTTAAATTGTATTTTTATTATTTTGCGGGGTGGAGGAGAAGGTGTCCTTTGCGGTCTCATAAGCCGTAGACGCGGGTTCAAGTCCCGCCCCCGCAATTATTTTTAAGGAAAGCAAGTTGACAGACAAGCCGAGAAAGCCGGAAAAAGAACAGAGACACTATGATCGGATGAAATATAGAAACGAATTTATAAATGGTGACTATGCTACTTTAGCCGAATACATAGGCTGTCTTGAAGAAAGAGAAGGGATACATCCGTCGAAGGAAAGAATATACACATGGAGCGCAGACGGAAAATGGATACTTGCAAAAGAGAAAAGAAAGTGGAAAGACATAATCGCAGGGTATCAGGTAGGGCAGGAAGAGCAGTTTAGAGAGTACATAAAAAACAGACACGAAATATGGGAAGCTCACATGGCTAAGGTCGGAAGGATAATTGATATAGTCATAGAGAAAATGGAAAATGGAGAAGTGGAAATAGAAAAAGTCATTGATCTGGTTCAGGTGTTGGAGCATGAAGCGAGGGTGGGAGAATTGCACACAAAAGAAGAGCACAACTTTCCACAAGTAGCTATTCAGAACAACCAGTGGGACGCGGTAAGCAAAAGAATAAAAATGGACAATAATAGGCGGCTTGACATGAAGGATATGGGCGATGAAAAACAATAATATTTTTGGGATACAAAACATGAAGAACGAATATTTTGAATGCGCTTGTCATTCACCGGAACACAGACTTGTGTTTACCTGTGATATAGGCGATGAGTTTTCAGAAATATGGACAGAGGTTTATTTGCATACATACGAAAATATTTTCAAGAAGATATGGACTGCAATTAAATATGTATTCGGGTATAAATGTCAATGGGGGCATTTTGATTGTTTTGTTTTGCAAGAAAAAGATGCACGAAGATTAAGAGATATGCTTGATAAATTTATTCAAAAGATAAGCGATGAAAAAAATAAATAGACTTCCCGGCGACAAGGTTTTAGTTCGGCGCAAAGAACCGAAAAAGCAGTCAGACGGCGGGATACATTTACCCCAGACGGCGTGGGAGAAATACGAAGAAGGAATTGTCGTTATGGCGGGAGAAGGCAGACAGATGAAAAACGGGGAAGTAGTACCGATAACGGTAAAAATGGGTGACAAGGTTATAATGGACAAGCACCGGGGAGAAGAATTTCAGATGAACGGAAAGGAAGTAACGATTATCAGAGAAAGACATATTTTATGTATTACTAATGCGAGGGACGAAGAATGAAACAAACACCGGAAATAATATCACTACAGGAGTGCAGAAATCGCGTACAAGAAAATAAACCTATAGGAAAATTGAATATAGCCTGTCCGAGATGTCACGGCGGGATGATGATTAAAGAAGAAGTGACACGAATAACCGGCGCAGACAGACCGGAGATACGGCTAAGGTGCGATAATTGCGGGATAAGGGAAACTGTTTGAACAAAATAGAAATCGAAAAACACATAGACGAAATGCTACAGGCGATAGCAGATACACGCATGATGCTATTCAGAGATCATCACATAAATACATCCGGCGATAGAATGTCGTTTGATAGTATGCCGTACATGAAGCAGATATACGAAGAAATATCAAGGCGAATCAGGCTAATGGGCGCGGCGCAGAACGGAAAAACAGACTGGGCGACAATAGACTGTCTTTCAATGCTTGGACTTGGGCTAAACACATTCCACGTTTTCAGTGATGCAGTAAGTAAGCAAAAGTATTTTAATACACGAGTTAATTTTCTGTGCGACCGAGTACCGCTGTACGCAGAAATGGAAGTCAACGGGAAATATCGCCGGAACATGAATGCCCGCAGAATGGGCGCGTCAAACTGGCTGTATGCAATCAGCGGTTCAAAGACAACGTTCAGCTCTGACCCTGCGGATGTGGTTGTCGTAGACGAATACGATGAATGCAACAAAGAAAATACAATGATGGCGTGGGACAGAATACAGAACAGCCCGTATAAATTTGACAGACTACTTGCTAACCCGACCGTGGCAAATCAGGGCATAGCGTTACAAATGGAAGAAAGCAAATACTATGTCTATCACTGGGAATGTGATGAATGCGGGGAAATGATACCGCCTGACTTTTTCAAGGTTGTATGCCACGACGTAATAGACAAAGAAGGAAATCATTTAGGCTATGAGCTGTACGATACAGAATGGCACGACGGGATAGACAGAGATATATATATCAGGTGTCCGCACTGCAATCACTTGCAGACAAGGGAAAAATGGGACGAGAATACATACCGGGGGAAATGGATAGCGAAATACCCGGAGAAAGAAATAGCCGGATACTGGATACCGCTGATACTCAAACTTGACACACAGATAAGCGAACTCTGGCATGACCTGAAAATATCAGAACACGATATAGTCCAGATGCAGTGGTTTTATAATAAACGACTCGGACTGCCATATGAAGGACACGGCGCGAAAATTACAAGCGACATGATACACCGGAGTATGGGAGAGTACAATACTCTACAGAGTTACACAGAAGAGCATGGAGCGGTGGCGGGGGTAGACGTAGGCGCGTACTATGACATGCAGATAGACGTTCATGTTCAGACAGAGGAAAAGGAAAGAAAGAAAATGACACTCTGGGCGGGGAGATGCGAAAGCCTGGATGATGTTGAAAGCCGGATAAAGCAATACAACGTAAAGCTTGCCGTGTTCGATTCACAGCCGGAATATAACGCTGTAAGAGAATTTCAATCAGACATGTACGGTAAATGTCGAGTAGCATTATGCCAGATAATGAAAGCACGGACGGGGAAATTAAAAATAATGGGCGTTGATTGGGACAGGGACAACGACATAGTCAAGGTAGATCGTGACTGGCTGTTGACGGAATCACAGCGCATGTGGCAGAACAATATCTGTATTGTGCCGAAGGATTACAAAAGTCTGGCAAACGGATTCTGGGAAGATAGTCTTGTCAGCATAACGAAATACAAGGACGAAAAAGAAGACATATACACATGGAGCAAGGCTGAAGGCAAAGACCACTTCAGGTTTTCAGATGCTTTTGCTATGCTTGCGTGGATGGAGAAAAAGGAAATAATAATAATCGGCGATTTAGACTTTGTAAGGGCAAAGCTTGAATCAGAAGGACACAGCGAGGAAGATATTGAAAGAGGCGTACAGCGGGTAGCGGACGAAGGATACAAAGAGGAAGATGTATTGCAGTATAGATTTGGCTTTAGAAATCGGAGGAAGAGATGAAAGGAACAGTAATCCTTAACTACGGTTGTCCGAGAAGCGGGACTACTTTTATATGGTTTCTACTTCGGGCGGGAACGGGATACACATACGGTAAGATAGGCGAAAACGATCCTTGTCATCCTTGCAACAGTGGGACAGGTCTATTGCATATCAAGAAAACGTTTCGAGATTATAACGTTGTTTTTATTCGCACGGTGAGAAATCCCATACAGATATTCGAATCATTCAGACATGCGCACAAAACTAACGACGGCGAAATAGGAAAAAAAGCAGACATAGAAATCAAGCGATACATACAAAACGAAGAGCGCAACACAAAAGAACAGGCGGGGAAAGTAAGAATATTAACAGTCAAATTTGACATGCTTTCAAACGATTCTTACGTGGAAAAAGTAATGACAACATTTAAGAAACACTTTCCGAACGCAGAGCATAATACAAATATTTTGCGGAAATATATACACAAGAATTTTAATCACTTCCCCGTCAGGCCCGGCAAGTTGCAAAGCGGGGTAAAAGACCGACAGTATCTTAGCGAGACAGAAAGACAGGAAATAATGCAGTGGTATAAGGAAAGCGTAAAATGAACATACTATGTATCGTAATAGACTGCGGGCGGTTTGACTCTTGGGGCTGTAACGGGTTCAACAGGAATACTCCGAACATAGACAATCTTGCGGAGAAAAGCATACTGTACACGAACGCATATACTACAGCACCGTATACCCCGGCGGCGATAGCATCACTGTTCACAGGTAAATATCCATACGAGCACGGGATAAGGACAATGTATGGCAGTTGTCTTGATTCAGATGTTAAGACAGTACCGGAGATACTTCAGGGGCAGGGGTGGAATACGGCAGGGTTTGTCGGCTATGCAGGGCTATTGAGTTACTACGGTCTGGACAGGGGCTTTAACTTTTTCGACGAAGATTCGGATTTAAGCAAAAACTGGGGAAAGACAAAAGCAGGGTGGAAAGGTAACGACTGGCGCAAGATGTATACAAGCTATTGCAAAAATCTAAAGAAAGATAACAATTTTATATTCGCACATTACTTTTTTGCTCACACAGGCGGGGAGAAAGCACTGCCGGAAGAATACAAAAAAGCAGACACATCAAGACACAAATATTTTCAGTACTACGACAAAAAAATAGAATGGTTTGATAAGGAATGGCTACCGCTGATACTTGAGCCGTGGGACTTGGATAATACAGCGGTGATAATGCTTGCGGATCACGGGGAATGTTTCGATGTCAAAAAAGAGCCGGGAGGACACCGAACAAATCTATTTCAGGATACAGTTCACATACCGCTGATGATACACGATATTGTAATCGAGGGTGGCGGTATAGACAGCAAATTGAAAAGCAATATAGATATATTCAGCAATATTACCGAATGCAGTCATACAGCAGATACGATTTACTTCGAAACAACAAACGAAGACAAACCAGATCAACCGACATTCCGGGCGGGACTGACGGACGGAAAGAAAAAAGTAACCGCCGAGGGAGAAAATATAGGAGAGATTATAAACATAGAAGGGTGCTACGAAGTCGACGAGGAAAAGGAAAAAGAAATAGACTTAGACCAGGATTGCGGAAAGCTGTTTCAAGAACTCATGGCAAACGAGGAAATGAAGCGAGAAATGAACGTCAAATGGGACGCGCAGGAAGCGCATATCGAAACCTTAAAGCAGTTGGGGTATATGTAATGCAAGTAAAATTTATAGACCTTGAAAAACTACACGAACCGATAATGCCGGAAATAGCACAGGCGATAGATAGCGTTGTCAGCGATAACGCTTTTATCGGCGGGAAATATGTAGAAGAATTTGAACAGGCATTCGGGAAATACCACGAAAGTAAATGTATAAGCTGTAACAGCGGGACAGACGCGTTGATACTGGCATTGAAGGCGTTGGGAATAGACGAAGACAGCCGTGTTATTGTGCCAGATAATACATTTATAGCGACGGCAAACGCGGTAAGTGCATTAGGCGGTGTTCCTATATTCGCGGAAACAAACGACGAATATCTGATAACCGCGGAAGGAATAAAAGAAGCATATTATTCAGAGGTAGATGCAATCATAGTAGTACACCTGTACGGAAATCCCTGTGACATGGATAGCATAATAGATGTTGCGAATGAATACAATCTGCCGATAATAGAGGACTGCGCGCAGGCTCACGGTGCGACATACAAAGGAAAGAAAGTAGGAACATTCGGGGCGTGTGGATGTTTCAGTTTCTATCCGACAAAAAATCTTGGCGCAATGGGAGACGGCGGGGCTGTAATCACGGGAAACGCACAGCATGAAAGATTTATGAGAATCCTCAAAAATAACGGGCGCATGGATAAATATGAATATCTGGCAGAAGGAATCAACAGCAGACTTGACGGTATACAAGCGGCTGTACTGACGGAGAAGTTAAAGCACCTTGACGAATTGAATTATCTGCGCAGGAAAAATGCGGGAATATACTACGATGAACTAAAAGATATTGATGAGATAAAAATAATCACGCAGTACCGAGAAGAAAAAATGTGCGTGTATCATCAGTACGTCATAGAAGCAGGATCAAGAAATGATTTGCAGTCATATTTGGCTTTATTCGGAATAGAGACAGGAATATACTATCCGTGTGCATTGACCGGAACAAAACCGTATTACAAGCAGGAATTAAACGAAGCAGAAAATTTTAACATACTTAGCTTACCTATGCATCCGATGTTGACGGAAGAAGAAATAATATACGTCTGTGATAAGATAAAGGAATTTTACGATGTGTGAATACTGCGACTGGTTTAAGCACCCGGAAACAAAACCGCTTATAATTCATGATGAAACAGCCGATTATCTTATAGTTGAATGTCCGATAGAAAGAAAACCGTTAGTTGTTTTCAAGCGGCACAAGGAAGATATAAAGTATATGGATATGATTGAAGCTATCGCAAGAGTGGGAACGCTGTTCGGGCCGACGTGCAAAATAAGAACGACCGACAATATTCATGCATGTTTTTATGTGGAGGATGCGCAGAATGTATGAGTATTTTATAGACTCTATACCGCCTTCATTAAATGCTTATCTTGGAAAATCCGGGAAGTGGTATAAATATCAAGCAGATAAAAAGAAATGGGATTTATTGATGTTTGTTTCAATATCAGTCAATAGACCAGAAAAGCCACTACCAAAAGCAAGAGTTATTTTAAGTTATCATTTCCCAGACAACAGAAGGCGTGATGCAGATAATTATTCTGGCAAACTCATATTAGACCCATTAGTTAAATATGGAGTCTTGCAGGATGATAGTTTTAAAAATGTGAAGTTGGAACTTATGGCAGAATTCAAAAGCGAAACTCCCGGATTAAACATCTTTATAGAGGAATTGCTATAACAATGCCGACATATAGTTTTCAATGTCCGAAGTGCAAATATACAAAAGAGGAATTTCTGCCGATGAATTACAGTACCTTAATAAAGTGTCCGAAATGCGGGAAGAAAATGCAACAGCAAATAGATTGCGGGGCGGGAGTGATATTTAAAGGCAAGGGTTTTTATGAGACAGATTATCGGAGGAAGAAAAAATGAGTGTAGTATGTTGCAAGATAAAAAAAGACAAGATCGAAATAGCCGCCGATACGATAGAGGTTTATGATTGGACTCAAAAAAAAAGCAGTTCAAAGCTGATAAAAACAAATAATATGATTATTGGCATGGTAGGCGATTGTATGGAGGCAAGCCGTTTCATGCATTATTGCACAACAAATAAACCACGACTGGCGGATACATATTCTATTATGCTTTTTTTGTCCGAATTTTCGGAATGGATGATGAACAAGTTTAAGGTTTCTGATATTGAGAATGATTATATGTTGATATTTGACAAGAAAGCATTTAGAATGCTTGGTGGACATGTCGACGAAATAACAGATTATTATGCAATAGGTGCGGGAATGGATTATGCATTATCGGCATTATATCTTGGACATGGTGTAAAAAAGGCAGTCAAAACAGCGTGTGAATTATCTATATATTGTGAAGAGCCTATAGAATATTATTATATAAGGAAATAAAAATGGCAATAATTAACAGAGATTTATGGGTAGACGAGAGATACACTTCTATAGCAGACATGTTTCAGCCGTGCTTAGACCAGATACAAAAGGGCAAGGGCATGGAGCGGCACGGGACGGATCAGAAGTTCAAGGATCAGGTGACATGGCAGATAATAAAAAGCTGTCCTGGTTTTGCGCTTGGACAGATGCTGAAAAAGGGGCTTGAAATATCGAGGCTGTCAAACACGGACGCAAAAATAAGAGAACTCAAAGGAGCTATTAACTACGGCATGTTTGAATTGATGCGGCTACTTGAAGTAAAAGAGAATGAAGACAAAGAATGAAATTCCTCTGGGCGGAAAAAACGTAAAGATAGGAGAAAAATTCAGATGTCCACAATGCGGAACAATAGCAGTCAAGCAACAGCACAATCAGCAGTTTTGCGTAAAGCAACGCAGAAGTGACAATAGTTCAGTATGCAAGAATTTATATCATGGAAAAAGATACGATCACAAGAGACAAAAGCAGGACAAAAGAATATTGTATAAAAGAAAAAAAATGAAAGAGATATATTATAACTCAAAGCGAGAACATAAATGCCCGAAATGCGGGGTAGACATTATAGAAGGTTCTTATTGCGAACTATGTAAGGAGAAAATGAATGTTAATAGCTGATTATTCAAAAACATTACCGAATGATTTTAGGTTGTATTGGATGGCTGATTTGCATATTGGTATGGCGGGTGTCAAGGAAAAACTCATTAAAGATTTATTTGCAAGAATAAAACGAGATGATAACGCCCGAATAGCATTAGGTGGTGATCTAATTGAAGCCGCCCCTGTGGGACATCCGTATTTTGATATAGATGTTCATGGTGGGGATTATGCGGTAACAAGCAAACAGGTAGATAGGGTTTGCGAATTGCTTGATGGATTGCAGGACAAAATATTGTTTAATCTTGTCGGAAATCATGAACTTCGAATAAAAAACATTATGGATGTTGGTGCGGCAATAAATCAAAGACTTGGGATTGATGTTCCGTGCGGCAATGTCGATATTGTCTGCACATTGACAGAGAAAAAACACGATGATTATCCTGCAATAAAATTTTATGCTCATCATGGAGCGGGTAGCGTTAATTCGCAAGCGGGTGATTTAGACCAGATATACAGGAATGATGCAAGACGCGTAAAGAGAAAGCTTCGGTTCAAAAGAGCAGATTGTATTTTAATGGGTATGGCTCATATACACAAGATAAGAATATGCAAACCCGTTAAACAGATGATGATTATTGGCGACAAAGATAAAAGCGTTAAGCAGGAATACCCCGAAGCCATATTTACTTCTGATGGGGCTATAGAGGAAAATAGCCGTTGGTATTTTTCTACAGGTGCATTTTTTGGGTCACAAGTAGAGGGAATAGATACTTATGCCAGTAAATACATGTATGATCCGTTACAGCTTGGGTGCGTCAAAATATACGTAGAAGACGCAAAGGTAAAAAATGTCGAGCCGGTAATTATGGGAAATTAACGGTAAACTTTTTTAAAGGAAAAAGGATGGAAGTACAAGACATTAAGGTATACGTAGCCGGTGCATTACAGAACCCGTCCCAAATCAAGTATCTTGGCAATTCGCGGAAGATGATAAAGGGTGCGAAAGATATACTTGTAAAATATGGGCTTACTCCGTTTTGTCCGGCTGTTGACATGCTGTTCTTTCTTGGACTTGAAAACGACGAGGAAATAACCAGAGATATGATAGTAAAATACAGCATGTATTGGCTTATGGTATGCGATATAGTATTTGTATTGCGCGGGTGGGAAGATTCAGAAGGTACAAAGCACGAAATAGCGAAAGCCACAGAGCTTGGAATTCCAGTTGTGTATTACGACTATGCATGGTTAGAGAAAGAGGCAAGGAGCGTAATTCTTGAAAGACAAAAAGCGGTATAATATAGTTACGGCAATGGATGTCACGTATGTAAAATACGCGGCACGACTGATAACATCGATCAAAAAAGCCGGGTGGGAAGGAAAGATAACTATATTAACGAGAGACAAGACACTTAATTGGAATGAGGACATTTATCATATTGGGGAAATGAAATTCCACACGAAGAAATTCAGTGATGACAGGTGGCTTATGCTTGACATTATCACGCCGTTCAAGGATGGCGATGTTGTCATGTGGATAGACTCTGATGCGATAGTGAAGCCCGGGTTTGACAAATTGTTTGAATATGGAAACGGGGGAATATCAGCAGTTCCGGTAAACCATTATTATCAAAGGGAGCACAATAGTTACCAAAGGGTATTTAGCCAAAGACCCCAGAAATGGTACAGCGACGGCACGATAGTATTTACCGTCAACGATAAAAGCCGGGAGTTTTTCAGAACATGGCTGATTGCCTGTGGAATGAGTGACAGGTACAGACATGGAACTATGTTTGCGTTTAACATGGCTCTTGAAATGTCGGGTATGGCTGTTGATATTCCCCGTGATACTCACTTGTTTACGCACGATATATTGAATAAGCGAGAGAATGAAAACGCGCTGATAGTTCAATACGGCGGGAATAACGGGAAAGATGTCTGGCTAAAGGAATACAAAGAATGTTTATGATATGCGCGGTAATAGGATTATGCGGATTTATATTAGGATACTTATATGCGCAAATGGAAATGGACGCCTGAAAAACAAATGAAACAATACAAACAAATAAGCGTCTGGGAATACTTAGCGGAATATATGATAGCACTTATTATCCTGGCAATACCCATGAAATACCTTTGGAATATAGCAATGCCGGGAATAGGTTTAGTCGAGATAACATACGTACAATCATTGTGTCTGCTTATCATGATACGGATAATGATAGGGCTGAATCTATGATACATGAAACAGCGATAGTCGAGTCGGGCGCAATAATCGGGGAAGGGACAAAGGTATGGCATCACGCCCATATTATGAGCGGCGCACAGATAGGAAAGAATTGTGTGATAAGCAAAAACGTTTTTATAGCGGGGAATGTAATAATAGGTGACAACACAAAAATACAGAACAATGTCAGCGTGTATTCTGGTGTTACGATATGGGATAATGTCTTTATCGGGCCGAGTGTTGTTTTTACAAACGTCAAAAAACCGAGGGCGTGGAAAAAGCAGGAATACGAAAAGACACTTATTAAAAGCGGCGTTACGATCGGAGCGAACAGTACAATTATCTGCGGAATAGAAATAGGAGAAAAAGCCTTTATCGGGGCGGGTTCAGTTGTTACCAAAAACGTAGACGACTTGGCGATAGTGTTAGGTAATCCGGCGCGGAAAGTGGGGTATGTAGAAGAATGAGCCTTCCTGAACCGTACTACGAGAACGACCTTGTAACGATATACCACGCAGACTGCTTGGATATACTGCCGGAGATAGAAAAGGTTGATTTGGTTTTGACTGACCCGCCGTATGGGATAGGGATAGCAAAGAAGGGATCAATAGGAGGTGTTGGCAAAAATGGAAAACATGACAATGTGAATAACTACGGAAAATCGAATTGGGATAAACACCCACTTTCTTTAGAACAATTCAATAAGATTAAAAGCAAATCAAAAAATCAAATAATTTTTGGTTATAATTATTTTGCAAATATACTTCCACCAACAAACGGATTGATAGTATGGGATAAAAAATGCCAAAACAATTGGTGGGATAATTTTTCTGATGGGGAAATAGCGTGGACGTCTTTTAAAAAGCCGTTAAGAATATTTCGGTATCTTTTTCTTGGGTGTAATGGCAACAATGAAATAACCAGAGGCAAAAAGAAACACCCGACACAAAAACCGCTTGTGCTGATAGGTTGGATGGTGGAGAATTGGACTGACAAAGCAGACATAATTCTCGACCCCTTCCTCGGCTCTGGCACAACGGCAGTGGCGTGTATGCAATTAGGCAGGAAGTGTATAGGCATAGAGATAGAAGAAAAATACTGTGAAATAGCGGCAAAGCGTTGCGAAGAAGCACGGACGGGATTAACCCCTATAGAGCAGGAAATGTATGAAGGAAAAACTTTATTTGATGCGGAAGAAGAATGACAACAATCACCATCCTAACAACCTATTACGAACGGATAGAATATTTACAGCGGACAATAGAAAGCATACATAGCGCATTAAAGAGGAAACCGCAGTATGATGTCAGACACTGTATATACGATGATTGCAGTAAGCAGAATATAATATCTTCCGCTCAATTTGAAAAGTATATATTACCCAATTATCATATAGACATAAAACGCGGAACAGAAAACAATGGACTTTATCTCTATTGGCGAACAGTAACAGAAGCAATGTCAATGTGCGGGGAATGCGATACGGTTATATTCTGGGCGGATGATTTCATAGCTTGCGAGAATTACTTTGATAAGCTGTTTTCGATTTACAATAATGATATAATACTGAACGATAGTCTGGATTACAGATACAACGGATTTCAGACGCCCGGACTTGACGGTACGTTTGTACTTCCGTATACATGGTATAAATTACTGGGAAATAAAATACTGCCTATCAGAGCGGAGATAATAGAACAAGCGCCGGAACATTTACGAGGCAGTCATGTATGGGAACAGACGACAAAGCGCTTATTGACAATACCCGAAGCGCAGATATGGAGTCCGAACTATTCGCTTAGAAAACATATCGGCGAACAGCGGATATTGAATCCATTCAAAACGAGGGATATAAAAACAGTAAAATGGATAGACGAAGCTAAGAAGCCGAAATTACAACTTATTGACTTTTGGAGAGGCGATGATGCGCATAGGGAAGAAAAGAAGGTGTTGCTTGTAGTGCCGGGGGAAATAAGAAAAAACATTCAAACAGTATCGACATATATAAATCTATGCAGGAAATACAAACGGGTGGACGTATTGATAGATACAAACGATACTGCAAATGCAGTGTTTTATATATACATTACGAAATGGCTTGGCATGAAAGCATTTTGTATTCAGGGAAAAACAGCGCTGATAGACAATCTGTTTTCTAACTACGATATAGTGTTAAGCGATTTTTCATACAGCAAGGGAGATAAAACAGAACAGCAGAATATCGTCAAGCAATACACGAACACATTAAATCAGATCGGGAATTACAGAAAAGTAAAACCGGCACACATACATAACAATACATTACCTATTGACTGGGGTAAAATCCGGGGAAAGAAATTTAAAAAGGAATACGACATACTCATTATAAATCAAGCGCCGGATAACTGGAACGGCACAAGAAGAAAGCACGGACATATACGGCAATTAGCGCTTGAACTGATAGACAAGGGGCGCAAGGTAGTACAGCCGGACACAGGATACAACAGGCTAAGAGATATTCCGGTTGTCGAGGGTGACAATATGGACTTGATAGCACAGAGCAAACTTGTAATAGGGAATAACTGTTGGCAGACAGAATTTGCTAACGTTATAGGTGTAAGGAACATAACCATATTCACGGCAGAGGATCCGGCAGTATGGAGAGACAGGGGATTTCACAGGTTCAGTCTTAACATTATTCCCGGCAGACAAGCAGGATGCGCACCGTGTGAAACAAGGGGGAAGTTAAAGGAGAAATGTCCGAAGTGGATTTGCACACAGTATGATTTAAGCAAAATAGTAAACGTTGCAATAGAAATGTTGTCGGGGGAATTTATAAAAGTCAAAGGGGATTGTATATGGCAATGAGAGAGATTAAGTTCAGGGCGTGGTCGCCAAAATGGGAATCAATGTTTTATTTTTCGCACATGGTGTGGCATTGGTTTGGAGATAGTTATTTGAGGTGTCAGAAAGATTATGAAACTAATCCGGTAGATGTGTCTTCTCAATGCGGTTTAGTTGATTGTAGCACCAAAATAGGGCGCATAGAAGAAGGACAGATAGAATATGAACTCATGCAATACACAGGACTCAAGGACAAGAACGGCAAGGAGGTATTTGAGGGGGATGTGGTTAGATGTTGGAAAGACCAAGACTGTTTTACAGACGATAGCCCACTCAATCTTGTACCGGGTTATGCGGAAGCGATTATAGAGTATAATCCGTTTATTTGGGGGTTTAAACAATTAAATGGCAGTAACTGGTTTTTTTATGGGCCAGAAGGAAGGGAATTTTTCCCTGAATATTGGAGCGAAAAGACAAAACATGAAACATGGGAAGTAATCGGCAACATATATGAATCGGATATGGAGAAGCTATGCCAAAAGGAGTAAAGGGATTTCAGTTGAACCACACAACCGCTAAAGACACCAGAATAAAAATAGGCGATGCGCTTCGAAAAATATATTGGTTCTATTGTGACTATTGTTGTCAGCGGATATTTACCCGCCCATCTCATTACAAGAGAAAGAAGCGGCACTATTGCTCTATGGAATGCTATTCAAAAGACAGAAGGGAAAACTGGAAGCCAGAAGATCAACCAACATGGACTGGCGGTGTAAGCAACACAGAAACGCATAGACGATGGAAAAAGAAAAATCCAGAACGAATGGCGCATTTAAAAGCGAGAAGATATGCGAGAAAGAAGAATGCCGAAGGATTTCATACGTTTGAGGAGTGGCAAGAATTATTAAAGAAATACGGTTGGAAATGCGCTCATTGTGGCGCAGAAAATGATATAACAAAAGATCATATAATTCCGTTATCGGAAAACGGAACAGACTATATCGATAATATTCAACCGTTGTGCAGAAGTTGTAATAGCAAGAAGTGGAAACACATCTACGAAAACCCAGAACTATTGAAAGGATAAACCATGCCGTATGTCAAGCAAATAAATAGAGATTCATTGGATTACATTGTACAGGCAATGAGATTGGCAGAGATAAAAGCCGACGGCGATTTAAACTATATTCTATTCGCCTATTGCAAAAGACATATCAAGCCGGGATATAATAACTATAAGAATTTTTGCAGTGAATTAAGACAATGCGCAACAGAGATAGAAAGACGGCTATTAGCGCCATACGAAGACCAGAAAATTGTAGAAAATGGAGATGTGATATGAGGTTCCCAGACTTCGAAGCGTGGAAAGAATACATACATCCCATAGACAGGAACAAGAACCTACAGCAGAGATATGAATACTATCGAAATAAATACGACATGTTAAGTGAAATTGAATGTAGCAAGATGTGTGAAATCGGAGTCAGATACGGATACAGTGCGATAAGCTTTTTGACGGCACACCCGATCGCTGAATATATGGGTATTGATTGGATAAGTGGCGAGCATGGCGGGGTACAGGAAGATACATTCAGATACGTTTATCCTATGCTTGCGAAAGAATTTCCAGAGGCTGTCATAAGTCTTGTACATGCGAATACGCAGGAAATGGTTTCACTACCGACAAATGAATTTGATTTTATTCACATAGACGGCGATCATACATATGAGGGTGCGGGGTGGGATATGAGAATAGCGTGGGAATCATTAAAGCATGGCGGCATGATGCTGATAGATGATTACAAGGCATTAAAAGAAATACAACACGCAGTAAATGACTTTATCATAAGTCGTGGCGATCAGATAAAACAATATAATTTAGTAGACACATTCAGGGGAGATTTTAGGATATGGAAAACATGAATAATATGCTTTATTACGATTGGAATAATCTCATAGTGTTAGATGCTTGCCGGTTTGATATATTCGAACAGGTCAATGATATTCCGGGGGAATTAAAAATGATACGGTCTGTCGGGTGTCAAACAATAGAATGGGTAAGGGGAACATTCGGCAAGAGGAAGCATGATGACACAGTTTACTATTCATCAAATCCGTTTATCAGCGAATCAGAACTTGGCAAGCTCTTGCCGGGACTGAAATTTCACAGGATATACAACGTATGGAAAAGCGGATATGACAAAGCAATTAAGAATGTGCCGCCCAGAAATGTCAACAAAATAGTATATGAAACGTATGAAATGCACAAAGAGAAAAGAAAAGTAATTCATTACAACAATCCGCATATACCGTTTTTGACGGGGGATGAAAAAGTACTCGGGAAAAACTATAGCGAAATGAAGAAGGATTTGGAAGCCGGATTGATAACAGCGTCGGACATAAGACTTGCGTATATCGAAACGACCAGAGAAGTGTTAAGCGCGGTCAAGGAATTGCTTGCGGTATTGAAGGGCAAGACAATCATTACCGCGGATCACGGAGATATGCTTGGGGAGAAGGGATTGTGGGGACATGGTACACGGCATAGAGGCATACTTGAACAAGTGCCGCTATTGGTAGTCAAGCCAGACGAAGAATTGATAATCGAACAGCTTGATAGTCTTGGATATATGGACAAACCGCAGACTTATATATACGCTTGGGGTAACAATGAAAAGCGCAAGTCAATGAAGGGTAGAGAGTGCGAGGTGTTAGCGCGGGGAAAGAAAAATACATGCACAGTGAAATTTCTTGACAACGGGCAAGTGGAATCTATCAGCAGAAACGCTTTAAGGAAGGTAAAATGATACTAACAAAATACGTAATTGGAAGTGGGTTCTTTTGCACAGAAGACGGGAACGTTAAGCATGGAGGTACAGCACGGTTTGGGACAGACACATTTGTACATACGCCAGAGTTTTTCAATCTATGGTTTGAATATATCAGCAAATTTACAACACCAGAATATGTATTTATAACTGACGCACGAAGTCCGGCTGTACCGGGAATACCGAAAAACAATAACTTTGACATAATCTGGTATCGCAGGAAAGACAATCTTGGACACGCACGAGGTTGGAACGACGGGGTAATACAGGGTGCTGAATTCGCGCATCAGAAAAACTGCGACTATGTCTATGTAGAGCAGGATTGTTTGGTATACGGGAAAGGGTGGGTAGAGAAATGCATGTACGGAATGGACAAGCCAGTACTGTTAGGCGAAGGCGGGCCGGGCAACTGGCCTATACAGCAGTGCTTAATCGTGGTTAAGAATTACTTTATACCTACGTTTGTAAAGCTGATAGGCGAAACGCTCAAAGACGAGGCTGGAAAAGACATAGCACAGGAATACATGTATTCACGCAGGCTTGAAGGACATTATGAATTTATACCGTTTGTGGGCGGCAGACATAGACCGTTAGCCGATGATTACTGGTATGCACAGCACATCAAGCCGGAAGAATTAAAGAAAATGAAAGAGCTAATATGAAATACGATCTCGGAGGCAAGGGAAAAGGCGGTGAATGGACAACGGTAAATCTCGGCGCAAACGCAGACATACGCGCCAATCTACTTTACCTCGATGAATTTTGCGAAGACGGAGAAGTAGACGAGTTTAGATTATTCAGTGTCTACGAACACCTGCCGACAGTATACATACCTAAATTTCACGCGGATATACACAGGAAATTAAAGCCAGACGGAATATTGCACGTGAAATTGACAGATGCAAAAAAGGCAATACAATTTTACAACGAAGGGAAGCTGTCATTTTACGGGCTGAATGACATACTGTTTGCATGTAAAGCGCGGAGATTAAAAGAGGCACGGGAAAAGTTAATTGACTTTAACATCCACAGGTGCATGTGGGGGGAAGAAGAAGCAATAAAGGAATTTGAACATTACGGATACAGGGTAAGAGTTGAGCAACGGAAATCATGGAAGTTTAACCTGCCGAGTTACTTGCCGTTTCATGACAACGAGAAATACTTTGACCTATCAATACCGGAATTTATATTGGAGTGCAAACATTGAAAACAATCTATCACTATCACATTTATAATTCAAACAGAGGTGACCAGGCTATACACCAATCAATACACGATATGATAGAGAGGGTGCACGGAGAAAAAATAAACTGGATTCCCAAATGTCTCAATAATGATGTATGCACAAAAGAAGTCATAAAGGAAATGAACGAACAGGGCGACATGCTTATAATAGGGGGGAGCGGATTATACGTTAATGCATGGAAAAACTATGAGGGTGCGTATTGGTATTTTCCGTGCGATCAGAAACTATTCAAGGAGATAAAAATACCTATAGTACTGTGGAGCTTGGGAATGAACAAGGATTTTTCGGGGGAAGAAGAGCCGTTGACTGAGCAGACGTGGGATAGTATAGCGGAAATGAATGAACTGTGTGCAATGAGCAGTGTTAGAGACGAACGAACATTTGACAATCTATTGTGGCACGGAATAAAAACAAAACTCATAGCAGACCCGGCGCTATTTTTACAACCGGACACGAAGATTGAAAACGCCGAATTGCAGAGGTTAATTATAGACAATGATACGCTTGGGCTTAATCTGGCAAGTCACACAGAGTGTGCAAGAGCAATCCGGGATAAGAGCATAGATAAAATAATTGACATGTGTCATGCGTGGACAGGAAGCATAGTATACTTAAAACATCACGAAATGGAACACCGAAGTATAAAGCTATTGAAGAAAAAGGGTTTAAATCCATATGTTGTAGATTGCGAGCCGAAGCAGTTGTTGTATGTTATGCAACATCTGAGCCGGGCAATAAACATGATGCTTCATAACTGCATATTGTGTGTCAACGCAGAACTTCCGGTGTATAATATTCCATATAATGTAAAGCACGAGGGGTTTTTTAACTTGTTTTCGGATTCAATGAAATGCACAGGGTCGGACGCGTATATGATAAAGTGCTATGACGATCAGATATTGCGCCGGAAAAGAAAACTGAAACAGGACAATGACGATTGGTGCAGAAGGGTAGCTGAATTACTGAATTAAATATAATTATCTAATTGTTAGAAGGAGGTAAAATTATGGAAAAACATGAGATAGAAAACGTTGTGTATCCGGGTTATGATACTGGAAATATTGATGGATGGTTAAAGAAGTCTGAGGGAGAAACATTATATGCTATTTCAAAACTGACAGCAGGCCCGATACTTGAAATAGGTTCTTGGCACGGGTTGTCAACGTCATATATAGGGCGCGGGGTAAGAGACAGCCGTGATAATTATCCAGATAAAAGATTTGTTGCAACAGAGATGAATCCGACAAAAGATAATTTCCGGCAGATAGATGATAAGCATTGTGGCTTTTTCGATCCACCAGATGCAGACAAGCCTATAGTTGTTTCCGCACTTTGTGCATTAGACAAGATACTTCCGACTATTGGAAAATGCATGGAAATTCTAAAAAAAAACATGAACGATATTGAAATGACTGATTATGTAGAAATACTTGAGGGTAGATTTGAAGATGTTGCACCCAAATTGCAGTATTCATTTATTTTTTGCGACATTACTCACAGCAAGAAAGGAATAGACATGCGTATACCTGTTATAAAAACTATGCTTGCAGAGGAAGGGGTATTGGCGTGTCATGATGTACCGAGCCGAAATCTTGTTGATTATTTGCATAGATACATACATCCAAAAACCTATTTTTGTGTTGACAATTTATATGTTGGATTGTTTTAAATGGATTTATTGAATTTAATAAAAAAGCGTAGGATGAATGGATACGCAAAAGATGAATTAAAACACAAAAACGACATATGGGTTGAGAAAGTAGCGAGTCTATTATGAAAAAATATTACAATTATTCAGTAAAGCATCTAACGACATTCAATATCGGCGGGGAAATGGAAGAGGTAGTATTCCCGCAGACAGTCATTGAAGTAATGGAAGCATTAGAGACAGACAAGCGTATATATATACTCGGCGGTGGGAGTAATGTATTATTCGCCGACGGAAAGATAGAAGGTAGGCTGATATGTCTTAAAAAGCTCTGTAGTCGCATCTGGGACGGCGTAGAGCTAACGGCAGACGCAGGATGTACAAACATGCTACTTTCAAAAGAAGCGGCGTTACAGGGGCTGTCAGGGCTTGAATGGGGCGTCTGTGTGCCTGGAACTATAGGTGGGGCGGCATACATGAACGCAAGCTATCAGCAGGGTATAAGGCACTGTGCTACGCACGTATGGTACTACGATAGGCACGAGCAAGGAAACGCAGTTATAGAGTGGAAAGCTGCGGGGAAAGGACACAGAAAAACCATATTTCAGGACATTGACTGCGTAATTCTTAGCGTGAAAATGCGATTAAAGAAGGACACCGTTCAAAATATCAGCAATAGAATGAGCAAACAGTTGGCGCGGAAAGAAAAAACACAGCCGATATATACCAATAGCGCAGGGTGTATATTCAAAAATCCGTCCTTCATGCTTAAAGTCAAATTGCCGACAAAGAAGATAGGCGGGGCGGAAATAAGCGAGGTAGACCCGCGATATATAATTAACGCAGGGGGAGCAACAGCAAAGGACGTACTGGAGCTGATACGGATAATCGAGGACGCGGAGGGAGAGAAAAAAGAACTTGAAATAAAACTTATAGGATTTGACGAAAAAAAATAAAAACTTCTTGACATATCATGAAAAAGACATATAATATAGGTATTTAAAGGATAGAGCAATGATATGCACAGTACAATGGTGTCCGAACAGAAACGTTTACATGGCGCACAACTGTAGCAGATACACAGCCGGCGAAATAAAGGATTGCAAGCTATTCCAATACGTCCGTAGTCTGCAGAAAACACCGCTTGACATTTGCCGGGATATAGAAGCAGAAGTGGATTCGTGGGGAGAAATTTTAGGTGATTACGACAGGGGACGGCTTGATATGGCGCAATGGGCGCAGGAGCATATATCGGGTTGTAAGGATTACACTGAATTGGAGGAGAAGGAAGATGAGTGATAAATTCAAATGTATATGTGGGTTCGAATTTGCAGGGCCGGGAGAGATTAGAAACTGTGAAGCATTTGTTACTGCCAAAGGTGAAGGCGGGATTATCTGTCCAGAATGCAAGCAAGCGTACGTTAATCGTCTGCCGGTAACATTAGAAACGGATGAACAATGAAAAACATGTACGAGGTCGAAGTAAAAAGCGGAAATAAATACTTCGTAATAGCAAACGACTTTAACGACGCGGAAAGAGTATTATCAAAATATATAGAGCGATGGGGATTGTTAAAGCATTATACGAGAGGCGCAAAAAGAATAACGCTCATATCACCGGTGGCGGAAATAAACGACGCGAAAGCAGATAAGACACAGGCAAGAGTCCTGTATGAAGAAAATCTATGAAGACGGCTTATATCTATAATATCCCGGATTGGGCGGTGCATAACGTAGGCAAGCTATGGTTTGGACACAGAGACGATGTCGACTTGCTTAACTGGCACAACACGAGCGGGGAAGAATTAAAAAAATACGACCACATCATATTTGGACTATACACAATCTATGAGGACTTCAAATACAACAAACACAACTGCACTGTTGTTATACATGACCCTTGTGAGGTATTCGATCAAAACGTGGGATGGAAACAATCTCACAAGGTAACGTCTGCGGCAAACAAAATAAAGCATATTAGAAATTTAATCGTTATCAGCGAGGAAATGGAATACAGGATACACAAAGAGATAGGGCGAATGACATATCGCATACCGACAATGACACTGGACGAGCCGGGGGAAGTAAAAGATAGAGAGACATGCAAGGTAATATCGATATTCAACAGATACCCGCGGAAAAGACCGGACTTTATAGTCAAACTACAAAAGCAACTGAAAAACGCGGGAATAGAAATGTACATAAAGACAACGAAAGATAACATGCTAAGCAGGGAAGAATACATACAGAAATTAGACAGCCATGATATATACGTATGTGCGTCATTTCAGGAAGGTGGCCCTTTGCCCGCTTTAGACGCTATGAACAGAGGTTTAATGGTTATTTCGACGCCGGTAGGACAAATGCGGGAAATGATAAAAACAGGTCATAACGGTATACTGTGCAATCACTTATCTATAAAGCAGTGGATAGAGCACTTAAACGAAAACCGGGGAGAGATAAAAAGAATGCAAAAAGCCTCCCTTGAAACAATACGTAAACAGCGTAATATACAGGATATACGCAAAACAGTAGATGACTATTTAGAAAGGAAAAGCCATGAAGAGTAACAAGGTAATGGAAATCGTAGAGAGAGCAGAAAACGCGGAAAAGGAAGTAGAACGGTTAGAGGCTGTAGCTAAAAACCAAAAGAGAGAAATTGAAAGACTTGAAATAGCTATGGATCGAGAAGACAATAAGCACAAAATGGAGATAGAAGACATACAGCATAAGACAAGGCTGTTGAAAGAAAAAGACACCCAGTGGATCGAGGCGGAAAAAGAAAGAATGCAGGCAGAGCAGGAAAAGTACAAAGCACAGTTACATTCTCAATTCTGGCATCGTGTCGTAGAACAGGTAACGCAGATAGTAGAACAGATACATGCTATCTATCAGCCGAGGGACAAAGAAGACATGAACAAATGGCGTGAGGCTGTACTGAAAACATTGTCAGAAGCAAAGGCTAAGAAATAGTTGTATAAGCCGAAGAATACAGCATTACTGCACGAAGAGGGTACGCATATCATAGTATGCTGTAATCCGGATTGTCCGTGGGGGGAAGAGATAAAGGACTATGACAATGTAGATGAAATGGGTGAAGCCGGTTGGCGGTTTGACACATCGGCTCACCCTCTGACCTGGGGGAATCTTAATGCGTACTGTCCGAAATGCGCAAAGGAGATAAAGGATGGAACATGAAAAAAAACTGACGAAAGAGCAAGCGGAGAAAATAAAGAAAAGGCTTGAGTTCCTTCATAGTGATCATTATTGCTTGGGGTATATAGAAGGGGAGATTGTTGATATTATAGACTCCATGACAGAGAAAACCCCGGAAGAAGAGCTTGCGGAATATAAGTGTCCGAAGTGTAATAGCGAATTATCTATTTCCGGTATAGACAACAATGTGTATTGCTGTAGTTGTCGACTTTTAATCGGTAGCAGAGACTTTTATTATTTGATGCCATGCTATCAGCCAGATTGGAACGGGGGGAAAAGAAAATGACATATCAACAGGAACTGCAAAAAGAGCTTGACAAATGGCTTCAGCCGGTTATGACAGAGCCGACAAAGACGACCGACGGAGAGATGAATACCTACCCGATAATTTTCAAATATGGTGTTGCTTCTCCTTCTGGATGCTACCCACCGCTAACATATACTGTCGACTGGGGCAAGGTAACAGAGGAGCCTACCTGTCCACCGCCGGATGAGGAATGGGAGGAATGGGAAGATGATGAATATCTGTATAAGAAGATACCGATTGGAGCCTTGTTTCAGCCTCAATGTGAGCATCAGCAAGGTTATTTTGGCGCTTGGGCGGGTGGGTATGTATGGGAGAATAAAAGCATAGCAAGCACATATAGCGAAGGAGAGGTAATACGATGGGAAAAGTGAAATATGAATACATAGCAACAGAGATGACCCCGCAGGAGATAATAGCCAGATACGGCGTGAAGAAAAGCTGTAGGGTATGCCACGAGCGGGGGATAGAAGGATACATGACCCGGTTCATAGACGAAACCACAAGCAGGAAAGTAGCTGTGATGTGCAAGTGCGTAGAGAACAGGATAACGAAAACCGGGGATAGAGCAGAAGGGCGGGTACAGGATAACGAGGGGATAGACATAGACAAGTTTATCATAAGCGTTAAGACTGAATGTAAAGAGGAAGCTAAGGATGAAAATACAGTATAATTCAAGTTGCAATGATTGCGAAGAGCGCACTTTAGAGATTCGGCAGAATAGAGTCTATATATCGAACAAGCATTCTGGTTGGGGAATTAAAGCGCGGTATGATTTAACAAAAGAAGAAGCGGTAAAAGTCATAAACGAATTGCGTAAATTTACGAAGGCAGAATAATATGCAGGTCAAAAAGGACGAGTTTGATGGAGCGATCAGCAAGCTGAAGCCTAAGCGCTCTAATGGTGAATGGCGGAGTCTGTCCTTATTACTTAAGGAATGGAACCGTTCCTACGACCTGCATCAATTTTATTAGAGAGGCGAGAGTGTTTGTTGAGCCGACATATGGTTACGAACCAGACGTTATTTTAACGCCTCACATCTCTATTACTAATTAGATGAGGATAGAGAATATATGTCAATTGTTTGCTAAGGACAAACAAACACCACAACATTTCTCATGAAAGGCAAGGAATGATAGGCGATAGATTAGAAATCATTGAATCGGGGTGGAAAATATATGATATACGAATTACAATAGAGGGCTATTATCATGAATACAACCATCTTATGGAAGAGCAGAAAGACAGCCTATTGAGTTATTACTTTGATTTTGTAAAACAGATCAAGCAGGGATATTGCCCGTACTGGAATTGGTTTAAGGAATAATGAATGTACCACTTCGAAGGACACATAAGAGAAGCAGTAGAAAGCGCATGGCACGAACTGGCGACAGAACACCGCTACCATGAAATGCGCAAGGTGCTAAGAAGGGAGATAGCACTGAAAGCGCTACGGGAGGGAGAGACAATCAAGAGAGCAAGCTATAGCCTGGATATGAGCATGAACACATTAAAAGCTATGGTAAGGGGAGGATAATGGAAATATATACAATTATACAGAAAATGGCTACGACCAAAAAGTACGAAGATAGATCAGAGTTAAAAGGTAAATTGCTTGAGTATGATTACAGAATTACAGAACACACGGCTCTTTTGATCATGGAAATTATAAAAGATTGGGAAAGGGATATTTCACACCAAATAGCTGATCATGTTTTGTGCTGTATGGTTAGCTTCAAGGTAAGAGAAGCATTTCAATCTATTGATAAATGGTATTCTTAATGTCATAAAATTGACAACTGTCAAAACTTTGACATCTTAAATTTGCTATTCCCGAAAAAATATAGTACAATATAGCTGTAAAACTATAGTACTATAAAAAAGGGAATCTATGAGCCTACTTAACAAGATAGGTTTAGCATCACACAAGAAACTCAAACAGGCGCAGGAAGCGCTACAATCCCGTGACAACCAGATAGCTGAATTCAGCAATAAGCTTGAATCCCGAGAAAAGCAAGTCGAAGAGTTTACCGAAAGGTTTAAACTGCTTGAAGAAACGTCCGGCATATACAAGCGCAGGCTTGCGCATATTCAGAAGGAAGTCAGCGAAACAAAGAAGCTGACAGAAGCCGGGTATATGTTCTCCGGGGAAGACGGGGAAGAGAACTATATCGAAGTCGGCACATCCAAATATGACCTGAATCATCAGGACTATTCAGAACTGCAAAAGCAATGGGTAGAGATATTCAAAATCAATCCCTATGCTAAGCGCATACTGGAAATGCAGACGGATTTTATAATCGGGGATGGGATAACGTACAGAATAGACGACGAGCAGGAGAAAACACTTGGGCCGATAATGGACAAGTTCTGGAATGACTACGACAATGACATAGGCCGCAATCTGGACACAATGGTAACAGAGCTTATGCTGTTTGGTGAACAGGTATATCCCATAATCAAAACGAAGGACAAGTCAACAATTAAGATCGGGAACATAGACCCGAGGACAATAATTAAAATACGCAAAGACCCGAACAACACTAAGAGGCTATGGCAGGTCATAGTAGACGGCGGGCAAGAAAACAAAGACAGGGCTTACGGCGTATTGAATGAAACACCCGAAGGCAAAATGGGTATAGACAAAGACCAGAATAAACCGCACCCGGACGACAGTCAAAGCAAGGAGATAGAATACATAGGGGAAGTTGTCGTATTTCAGATAAACAAGCTGTTCAGTCAGGCACGGGGATACAGCGAACTAACCACTATGCTTGACACATTAGACCTTCTGGATCAGTTTGTATTCCAGGTTGCGGAGAGAAGTCTATTGCTGTTTCACTATCTCATGCACGTTACCTGTAAGGGAATGGGCGACGAGGAAATAAAGAAATACCGTCAGAAAGTCAGCAAGACATCGAGTGTGCTTGTGACAAACGAAATGGTTGAAATAGAGCTTATGTCCCCGGAGTTACAGAGCGTAGACGCACAGAACATCGTAACGACCATAGTCAGATACGCAATGGCAGGGGCAGGGATACCGGAGCATTTCATTGTTGCAGGAGATAACACGAATTACGCAACAGCTAAAGAGCAGGGAACGCCGATAGAAAAGCGACTTGAAAGACGGCAGGACTTAATACGACAGATGCTTATACGCCTGACACGTATACAGTTGGAATATGCTTTCCCGAGTGCCGGGACAGACGAAATACAGGACTACATGGACGCTATTACGTTTCAGTTCCCGTCTATTAAGGGTGTGGACAAAAAGCAATCAGCAGACGTGCTAAGGAGTCTTGCAACTGCGCTACTGATAGCGGTGAATGCAAACATGATAACCAGAGAGAGCGCGGCAAAGGCATACATAGACGAAGCAGAGCGGCAGGGGATAGAGCTTGAAGAAGGGGATTACGAAGCATTCGATGACATTGAAAACAACATGTACAATGATCCGAAAGTAAAGGCGATATTAGGCAAAATGGGTAAGGACATGGATAACGACAAAAAGCAGATTCCCGGCAAGAAAAAAGGTGTTGCTTAATGGATATAAAAATATGTCCCGAATGCGGTGCAAAGACTATATACGGGCTTGATAAAACAGGAAGACGGCACATATGCAAAAACGAAGATATTATAAGATTTAGCAATATCAAGATTCAACAGACAATGAATGAAATAGACAAACTTAAATCATTGCTTGGGATATCTCAATAAATGGCGGGTAGACACAGCAAAAGACAGATAGCTTACGCCGCTGAAATACAAGACCTACTCGGGGACTATAAGACTGTAATGCTTGGCTATTCGGACAAGATAAAAAGCATACTTGAAGACTCACGGTTAAGACTTATAGGTAGACTGAACACTATGCCAGAAGGGGTATGGCAAAGCTACCACTTTGAACGTATACGAAAAGAACTTCAGGGTGTTTTGGGGCGCTTTGACAGAGAATATCTCATGCTTACCGGAAAAGCACTGGACTATAGCGGTAAATCGGGATTAGAATTTGTCATATCCCCATTAAAGAACCATTTGGCTCTTGCGCATACCCCTGCAATATTTCAGCCCGCTTTTGTAGACCCGTACATACGACAGACATTCAATCTGGTTAACACCATGATTAAGGGCGCGGAGGGGTTAGTAGAACAGGAGATAATGAGTCATATATACGTAAACATGTCCGGTGCAGAGGGTGTACCGACAACGATACAGAAGATTATAAACACAATATCCGGCAAGCTTGGCGGGGAGACAGCAGGGTTTAAAAACCTGAATAAAAGGTCATGGGCTATATTCAGGACGGAGACAATCAAACTGCACAATCTATCTGCACAAATACAGATGAGGCGGGCAGGAGAGATATTCCCGGAGAGCAGGAAGACATGGCATCACAGCGGTATGCACGGACTGGGGCAGACGCCGAGACCTGGACACGTAGCACTTGACATGTCGACAGTAGACTTTAACGAGCGATTTGTGAATCCGGTAACAGGTATGAGCCTGGAATATCCGCATGACCCCACGGCTGACGCAGGGGAGATTGTAAATTGCGGTTGTTTCCATTCGTTGAAAATGCCGGATGAAGTAATGTTAAGCGATAGAACAATGGTATTGACTTGAAAGGAAAAGGTATGAAAAACATTAGTAAGACGGATTTGGTAGCGTGTATGCAGAAGGGCATGAATCAGAAGGAAATGGCAGAGACACTTAATTGCAGTATACCGACACTGCACAAGTACCTTGACAAGCATGAATTGAGGGACGGCTTGCCGAAGGAACTTAAAACAAATGCATGGACACTGAATGAATCGAAGTATGCATTTTGCGTCAAACTGCGGGCTGATTATAACGTGCAGAACATCACATTAAAAGAACTGCTTGAACTGTCACAGGAAGACTTGGTAGGTATATACGAGGAATACCAGAAGAAGCAGTCAATGCCGCAACCGCCTACACAGCCTGTGCCTCTTGCGCAGACAGTACAGCAGACCACACCGCCGCCTACTAAAAGTGTGTCTGATATTCCGCGGGAGATATTTTACCCAGACCCGGAAAAAGAAAAACAGCGGGGAATAGAGGAAGCCAGACAACAGGAGATTTGGCGCAAGGAATGGGCTGAATACAAAGACAAGAAAAGTATCAGAGTGGCAAAGAACAGGGCGAATCAGAAGCTGTTCTATGTAAAGCCGGTCAATCCCTACACAATGCGCAATCACGACATAGAGAAGATACGCAAGCATAGTGACGGCAGTATAACAATTAAAGCTCTATGCGGCCCGAAATGGCATTGGACAAAACAGGAACTGAACGGCAAGGGCAAAAAGGTAAAAGAGCTTAACGTAGCATACGGCAATGCAAACAAGGAAAAGGAATTCGACGAAGGATTTTTAGGCTATAAGGAAATGGTTATATGACGGACAAATTGCAAGAGTATATAAAGAAAGTTGGTAGCGAATACTGTATCTTTTCCCACAAGACAGACAAGAAGCTATCCTGCTATGACACGGAAGCGGAAGCAGAAAAAGCCTTAAAACGGATGGCTCAATACAGAGAAGAGCGTGGACAGGGGCAGGGGAAAGGAAACTCCAAACAGCAGGACGGGGGAACTGGAACGTGTGTATGTCCTAAATGCGGCGCAGAAGCAACGCATGACAGGGGTACACCGTGCCTTGAAATGAAGTGTCCTAAATGCGGTACTGCAATGGTAGGCAAAAGCAAAGAACAGCAGGAAGCGGAAAACGCTATCAACATACAGGTAGACACAATACAGATACGGGAAAGTAAAAACCCGTGGACATGGAAAGTGTGTGTAATCCAGGAGGGGTTAAGCAAGAACAGGACTGAATACACGCTTGAAGCCCTGCACAACATGAAGGACTTAGTAAACGAAGCGAACAAAGGTTCACAGCCTGTGCCTGTAATGTGTTATGACTATGAGACAAGTATAGATATGTTAAACCACCTTTCGAATGCGGAACGCGATCTTTTCCCGGAGGGATTTCCGAAAAAGACAATCGGTTGGTTACGTAACGCAAGTATCGTAGAAGAGGGTGGAATAAACAGACTGCTTGCAGACCTTGAAATCAGTAAAAGTGCGGAATGGTTTAAGGACTTGATCGTTTCTGCAAAGGAAGCTGACCCGCCTATACAAAATCCATTCGGATTAAGTATAGATGGGGAAGGCACTTCTATTGAGGGAATGCACGAAGCAGACGGGGAGCTGAAGTGGACAATTACCAGTGTTCGAAAGCTTTTCGAGGTTACCGTAGTAACGTATCCCAGTGCGGGAGGCGAGATTATAGATGTTAAGGAAGACAGACAAAGGTTTGTCACATTGATTGAAAGTTTATTTAAGGGTAAAGAAATGAAAAAGCTGATTGAAAAGCTGAAAGAACTTTTTGAGAATATCAAAGAGGGTGAAACGCTTGAAGACGCAATCAAGGCACTTGAAGTAGCTAAGGGCGAAGACAAGCGTTTTGACTTTGAGCTGACAGAGGAAAATGCGGACGAAGTTCTTGAAAAGGTTAAAGAACTTGCTTACAACATTAAGATTGAACGCGGTTTGAGGGACAGGGCAAGTGCCGAGGAAGTAGCACAGATGGGTAAAATGCTTGAAGAGATCAAGGCACAGATAGCCGAACTCACACCGTCGAAAAAAAGCGAGCCGGAGGAAAAGCCGGAGGAAAAGAAAGAAGGTGCAGACATGGAAGACGCACAGAAAATTCTTGAAGAGCTGAAACAGGCAAAGGCTGAACTTGCAGTTTCCAAAACTCTTGACGACAGCAAGCTGTCTGACAAGGGCAAGGACGTTATTCGCAATCGCTATAAGGGTGTAAGCGAAGTTGACGAAAAAGAACTGCGGGAAGCGATTCTTGAGCTTGAAGATGCTCTCGGAACGGTCGAGGGGAAAGACCAGAGCGTCGCACTGACAGAGACTGAAAAAGAGAAACAGGTTGAACACTATCAGGAACAGATGGACACAATCTACGGCGTTCCTGATGCAGAGGGCAGGGTAAAGCCTTTCAGTTCTGCTAAATTCCGCGGACTGTGTGACCTGTATGAACAGTGGACTGGGGATAAGGGCGTAACAGGAAATATAAGACTTGAAAATCCTTACGGGCGTTCAAGAATTTCCGAAGCTATCCAGGTTAGTGACTTTTCTACCATGCTTGGAACGTCAATGACTAAACACATGGTATTTGAGTATGACCGGATAGAAGACCAGTGGAGAAAGCTCTGTAATGTGAAACCCATCCGGGATTTCAAACAGCAGGACTTTATTCAGTTCGGTGCATACGCGGCACTGGCAACAGTGAATGAACTCGGGTGCTATGCTGAATTCAGTACGCCTACCGAAGAGACAGGGAATTACTCACCTACAAAACGTGGTAATTTCATCTCAATTTCCCGTGAATCGATCCTCAATGATGATCTTGGGAAATTCCGCAGGACTACACAGCAGATCGGGCGGGCGGCTAAAGTAACACTGAACCAGTTTGTATTCGACCTTGCATTGAACTATTCAAGTTCAATCAACGGCGGGACGATATATGACAGCAAGGCGCTGTATCATGCATCGCATTCAAACTATGCAACCGCCTCACTTACCAAAGCGAACCTTGAAACTGCATGGGTGGCAATGAGAGCACAGACAGACCTTGACAGCGTTGCGGCGCTTGATATTCTGCCTAAGTATCTTATTGTATCTCCCACACAGAGAAGCACGGCTGTACCGATTGTCGAAAGTCAGTATCTGCCGGGCGGGTCGAACAATGATGTCAACACGGCTTACAAGCTGTGCGAAGTCATGATTTCGAATTATCTCCGCAGTGATACCAATAACTGGTATCTGGTAGCAGACCCCGCGGTACATGACACTATTGAACTGGGTTTTGTACAGGGTAGAGAAGCACCGGCTGTATTCGTGCAGAATGACGGAGCGGTTGGAATGGTATTCAGTCACGACAAGATTTCCTACAAAATCCGCCATGAATACGGCGGGGCAGTGACTTCTTACCAGAGCTTTTACGGTTCTGTTGTAACGTAGACGGAATTGTGGTGATTCCTTTCCGTTCAAACGTTTTTTGTCACCACGCAGGGGAGGGGGTTCATACCGCCCCCTCTCCGTATTTTCATATAGGAGACTAAGGCATGGCTACAACAATGGTGCAATGGCCTTGTGACGGAGTAAAGCTTTTGGGGGCTACTGGTGCAAGCGCACAAGGAGCAGGACAGTGGTTTGCCATGCCGTCAGGGGCGAAAGTAATAGAGATTTTCACATTACCCGAAACATCGGACGCGTTAAAGCTTGTCTGGACAGTACAGCTTGCGATGCACAGTTCGGTTTCAGGTGCAAAGAGTAAGAATAACCCGGAAACAGTAATTTCAAAAACAGGAGCGGATGGTGCGGAAAGTATGAAATTCTCCACGCTGTGTACGCTCATAAGAGTAAACGTAACTACGTATAACGCTGACGCCTTGCATTCACAGGTGCTTATGGCGGCAGACTACGGGACTATCGTAACACTTGACGATGCGGAAATAACGGTTGGCGATGTAACAATAGGCAGTAACATTACCGAGACAAATTCAACGGCGATTAAAGCGGCTGTAGAAAAAATGGATGACTGGGATGAAGCGGACAGGGCAAAAGTCAATCCAATAGTCGGACAAGCAGGGATAGATGCTGACGCAGGAGCGGCAAGCGCAAAAACGCCGAGAGTTATAACGGCTTCAGACGATCCAGGCAATGTACATCTCGGAACAATAGCCGCTACAAACTCACTTATGGAAGGGCATTTGGGTAACATAGCAACAGACACAGCTTCTATCAGTACAGACGCTTCTACGATAGCAGGAGCGATAGGCACAGAGGACGGGACATTACCTTCTGGGATAGCGCTGATTGGCGGAGAAGTCGTAGACGGAGTACCGACCGAAGTAACCGACGGAAATCTTGCGGCGTTGTGGATAAACACGTTCAAGCAGTTAGTTCCGGCAGGATTTGACTTAACGCAGAACGCGCTAAGCATTACAGAAGTAGCGCCACCGCTATTGATGCTTGACAAAGAGACAGGCATAACACAGCTTACAGAGCCTGGGGTTACTACACCTGTCGATGCGTCACTGTACGGGATTGCAGGGTACAGCGTAACGATTGCGAATATCGATAGTAATGTCATACTTGGCTTAGTCGGCACAACGGACGAATCAGGCTCTTACGAATGCAGACTTGTCAACACGGCGGTAGCGAACTGCGCAATATCAGGTAACAGGGCTACAATCACAGCTAACGGAACATATCTGATATACACGGAAGACCCGGCTGTTAAGTTACAGCTTGATTGGATTTCTGAATTAGGCGGCGCAAATGCCACGGCAGATGCAGACAGATTTTTCAGGAGAAAGTAAAAATGGAAATATATCCAAAAGCAAAGGTTGAAACAGAAACGGTGGAATACACGCCGGAAGAAAAACAGTCTGTAGCAAATGAATTTGTACGGCTTAAAGAAGAAGGGCCAGACCCCGGATACTTCCCTATCGGCGTAGACAGACAGCTGAAAGACAGAGAAGCGGCGGCAATAGCGAACATAAACGTAATCGGCGACAGGAAATACTATCCTTGCGCTATAAAGCTTATCGCTGAGATCGAGCAGGAAGCCAAAGACATGAAAGCTGTCAGACCGGCAGACTGCAAGGATGAAGCTGAATACAAATCGGAGCTTGCGAAGAAAAAGACATACCTGGATGAAACGACATACTTTGACGCGGTACTTGCGCATAACGGAGTGGAAGACTTTGCTGAACTAAAGACAGCACTCACGCCGAAAGAAATAGCCAAATGAAAAAGCTATTGATAATAGTCCCTTTGATTGTGCTTTGCAACTGTAGGATAGGTTGGTATATCCACAAGACAGAAACGTCGGTCAATGCGGCTACAAACGAAGTGTGGGTACGTGAGACAGAGGAAATACGGATAAAGATAAAGAAAGCCACCATACAGCAATTGAGGAATGAACGGTGATAATGCGGAGATTTAAGCAAGACCCTGACTGCGTATTTGCAGAGCGGTTTATTTCTCCGCAGGATTGCAGAGACAGAGGGTTTACTATAAGCGGGAATCCGGGCGTGGAAAATTCTCCATATGGACATGCTCTGACACTTGCAGGAGGCACGCCGGATTATCTTGCGTTGGATGATGCTACATATATTGGAGATTTAATAGGAACGGGCGATTTTAGTATTGTAGCCGCAATTAAGAACAGTGCCACGTTAGCAGGAACCGCAAACAAGTACACCATTATAGCGGATAAAGATCAGCCAAATACAACGAAAATAGGATTTGCATTTATACTTGCCGGGGGATCGCTTAACGGTTTGCAGATACGGTTGAATGACGCCACGAATGCAAACGACATGACCTTGAGTTTGTCAACAGACAGGACGACTCTGTTGTCTAATGGCAACTGGCATACGGTAGGTGTATCGGTTGACCGGGGGACTATAGCAGACAGCAGGCTGTATGTAAATTCCTTTTCCGGGGAATACTCAGCAGCCGGTGACGCTATAGGTGCGAACACGCTCAGCAACGATCAGGACTTGACACTTGGAACACTGGGGAACAAAATCACATATCCGGCTACGCTGAGCGTGGCGTACGTGCTGATATATAAGAGGATTTTATCTGCCGCAGAGTTTGGCAATTTCCACACAGGGGAGGCGTTCTGATGTACCTCAATAATCTTGTCGGCTTCTGGGATATGAGCACGATAAATCCCGTGAACCTTGCGCCGAGGACGTACGGGACAGGTAATGGCACAGGGACAGGAATTGCGGCGGCTAATATAGTAAACGGCGTGGGCGGAGGCAAGGGGACGCTGTATAACGGGACAGATGAACTGACTACCATATCAAATAATTCAAATTTGGTTTTTGGCAATGGAACATCAGACAATCCATTCAGCATAGCAACTTGGGTTAAAGCAACTGATTGGAGCAACTTTACCATAGTCGGCAAGGGGATTCACGGAACAGATGGAGAATACAGGCTAAAAACATCCGCCACAGATAAAATACAATTTTATCTTTCCGATGAAAGCGAAACAGATTATATCGCGAGGTACTACAATGCTGGATTAACCTCCCATGAAGGACAGTGGGTTTTTATTACTGCTACTTATGACGGCAGCTCTGCGGTTACCGGATTAAAAATATACTTAAACGAATCAAGGATTGATGATACAAGCTTGGCGGGTGGCTCTTACGTTGCTATGACAGATGAATCTGCTGACCTAATTATAGGTGAGTATGACGGAGATTATGCATCGGGTGTTATGGATTATTTTATGATATTTAACTTCGAACTCGCTCAAACGCAGGTAATCGACCTAATGAACCGCACCAGAACAGGGAGACTATAAATGCCTTCATGGAGATTGAAAGAGCACTGTGTTTATTGCAACCACCTTAGAGATGCGTCTATAGATGAGGTTACGAAGACGGCGAATGCTTGGACGGGGACGGAGGCATATATTGAGAATCCTTACGGGTTTAGCGTGGGGGATTTTAACGGGGCAAGTCATTTAGATATAACTGCTCTTCTTGCAAGATTTTCTTCTTTGACGGAAGTAACAATTTCTGTTCTGTTTAAAATTGATAGCCTTGGAGCAGACAGAGTAATATTTGCGGCTTCAGATAGTGGTGATGCTTCAAGTGAGATTAAATTTAATGTAAGCAGTTTAAACAAAGTTATATTTAGTGCAAGAGAAAATGGGTCTGGTATTTTTAGCGCAACCTCTACCACAACTGTAATAGCTAATCATTGGTATCATGCGGTTGGTACAGTAAACTCTACAGCTTCTTATATATATCTTGATGGTAAATATGATGCTGTTGGTACTGGTGCTGCTGGGTTTTCTGTGGTAAACGATTTAGATCATGTGGCTATAGGTGCAAATAAAGACAGTGGTGGTTTGCAATGGTACTGGAACGGTGGGATAGGAACTATAAAGATTCATAATTTTGTGGCGACTTACGACGAAGCAATTGTATTAAACCGCATGGCAAAGAGGGGGCTATAATGATTTACCCCGAACAGCCGATCCTTTCAAGAGCGCTTCCCGATATTGCGGACAGCACGCTCGTCGGCTCCTGGCTCACGCACAAAACTCCGAGCAGTGGGAAGGATTATTCGACGGTAGGCAATGACGGAGTAAGCACAGGCATTAAGTGGAATAAGATCGGCGGTTATTTTGACGGAGCAAGTTATCTGAATATGACAGGCGGTACATTTACTGGGATTGACACGGTTGAGTTTTGGTTTAAAACGAGTGGCGCAGGGTCTATGTGTATAATAAATGATTTTAGAACGAATAGGAGTGTTTACATAAACGGTGGTAAGATAAACTTTAGAAACTCTGATAATTCTGCAAATTTAGCAACAGCGAATACATTTAATGATAACGCTTGGCATTACGGACTCGTTAATATAGAGAATGATTTAATATATCTTGATGGAGAAGTGGAGGCGACAGAAGCAGGTGATGGTCTTGCCAGTGACAGGATTCTAATTGGAGCAAGGCATAGTGGCGGTTATGGTAGTTATTTCATTGGTGATCTTGCCTGTTTAAACGCATATGCAACACCCAAATCAGCTTCTTTCGCAAAATACCGATACTTACAGTGTGTACCAGAAGGATAAAGAATGAGCTTAGTATTCCAAACAATAGACGGCACAAAAGACCTAAGCCGGTATAAACACGCGATAACCAATTCATCCGGCCCAGCTGCAATACTTGGCAGGCGTGTTGATATTCCCGCGGCAAATGAGAATGCTTATATTCGGATTGGTTCAGCTGGGGATACAAAGTTTACTGGCTCAGATGGATTTACGGTAGCAGAATGGATTAGGCTTGGGCGGGTAGATGTACAACAGTATCTTTTAAATCTATGGGGAACAGACGCGTCTTGGGGAACATCTATATCAGCTTCAAATAGAGCAATTTTTTTAACATATGATGGTGTTGGTTCTTCAACTCTTACGGGAGCTACAACTTTATTTATTGCTAATCGTTGGTATAGGTTAATTTTTGTTTATGATGGTGGTACGACCGGAACAAATGGACATATTTATATAAATGGAGAAATTGAAATTGAGGGAACGATTAACAGAGTCCCTCATTATGTTGCCGGGCAGGGAGTGGGATTTGGAACTGAATGGACAAGAAATATTGCAACAGATTTAGTAGGCTCCGGCTCAGACCTGAGATTTTACAACACCGCATGGAGCGCAGGACAGGCTAAACTCGACTACGAAATGACAAGACTGCGGAGACACTAAATGAACCTTACAGACGCAAGAACATATTGCGGATACCTACTGCAAACACAAGACATTTCTCTTGACAGCGAAACGGCAGTATTGAATTACTGTATAGGTGATGCGGTAGACCAGTATTCACAGGATAAGCCGCTTGTATATTGCGAAGCTGTAGCCGGGAGCGGGTCGAAAAGATATAGCCTTGACGGACTTACGAATTTTGACTTTGAATTCAGTGTGATTATAGAGATAGAATATCCGATAGACAAGAACCCGCCTGAATTGATAGACGACAGATACTGGACATACATTCAAAGACCGTCGGGGGATAATGACGATTTATTGTTTATTGACACTACTCCTGCAAGCGGGGAAAGTTTTCATATCTATTACACGTACTACACAAACGATATAAACGACGTAAGAGCAAAAGACCAGAGGGCGGTTGTATCGCTTGCGGCTTCGTATGCCTGTCAGGTCATGGCAAACAAGGCGAATCAGTCCGGGGATGATAATGTCAACGCTGACTTTGTGGACAGAACATCAAACAAAAATAACTTTGTTGAATCAGCTAAGTATTTCGAGGAAAAGTATAAAAAGCGTATTTTCGGAGATAAAGACAGCATAAGTCCGGCGTTGAATATTACGAACCTTGACACATACGTACACAGACAGCATAAGAGAATACTGCACAAGAGGACATACACCTAATGGAAATATCGATAGATTTCAGCGACGTAGAAAAACAGGTTGCGGATATTACCCGAAAAGCGCCGTGGGTTATAGATGAGATTATCATACACTGGCTGTTGGCAGGGGCGAAAGAAATACTTCACAGGTCGGTCATTGGCGCAAGTGGAATAAGAGGCGTTACCGGGAAATATCACGGTGCATTTACGAACACTGATATTATGGGCGGGGTAGGAGACAGGCATATCATAGTTGTCAACGTAGCGGATTACAGCATGGTTATAGAGCACGGAGCAAAGTTCACAAACAAAATGCCGCCGCCCGGAGTACTTGACGAATGGGTAAGGAAAATAATTGCACCCGGAAGCATAGAAGAGGTCAAGCGGATAGCCTATTTGATAGGCAGATCATACGTGCGCAAGGGTAGAGCCGGGAAGAAAGCCATTAAGGGCAGATACGTAATGACAAACGCATACAAAAAGGCAAAAGCGCGACTTGACACATGGCTGAAACAATTGGTAGATCAAGGATTGAAAAAGCTATGAGTTGGGCGACGATAAGTACAGCATTAAAGGCGCTTGTGGTAGGCGTTACCGGAGTGCCGGAAGATAATGTATATGAACGTATTGCAATGTATAACGATGCGCAGGAATTCAAGGACTTATTCTTTGACGGTACGAACAGCAGATTTCTGGGGGTAGAAATATACACGACCAGGGACGAAGATGATTTGGTTGCTCATAACACGATACACACGGAACATGATGTTGTTATACGCTGTTTCATTGGGATAAAGGACAGGAATCAGGGCAATGATACCTATACCACGCTTAGGAATTTGGTAGAAGACATACGAGAAGTGTTAAGGAAGAATTTAACAGTATCAGGAACATGCGTAAACGCAGATATGCCCGCTATGGCAGAAATAAGTCCCGGACTTAGACAGAGCGTTTATACGTGGGAATGCGCTATAAACTGGACTGTATACGAGAGAACGACTGTAACTGAAAATTTATCATAAGGAGTTACGTTATGGGATTAGAAAGAAACAGAACCTTACTTGCGAAAGAAGAGGATTCATACGGCAGTGATCCGTCTCCCTCTGCGACAGACGCGGTAAGAATATCTAACCTTGTTGTTACGCCGGAGGTTAAGGTATTGACACGGGACAATTACAAGGGTTCTATGTCGAGCGACGGAATCAGGGTCGGCGGGAAAACATATAGAATTACTTTTGACATTGAGCTTAAAGGCAGAGATGCTATACCGAGTGCCGCAAATCCGCTTGAATATGATGCGCTGTTAAGAGCATGTGCAATGACAGTTGATTATTCAGCTACATATGCGACGTATACGCCTGAAAGTGACGACACGGTAGGGGTAACAATGTACGCGAACTATGACGGCGTTAGATACGAACTGAACGGCTGTCAGGGCAATTTCACGATAAGTGCGGTTGCCGGAGAAGTTGTCAAGCTAAGCTTTGATTTCTTGGGATTGTACAATATTCCTGCCGCGCAAGATATGCCGACACCTTCATTTGACAGTTCTGAACTTCCGCCTATATTTGAAAGTGCAAGTTTCAGCGTCGATAGTTTCGAGGGTATTATAAACGAGCTGACAATGGACATGGGGAACACAATATCCCCGAGGCCGGACGCTAACAGCGCAGACGGGATTAAGGGCTACAGGATTTCGGGCAGAGAAGTAAGCGGAACAATCGACCCGGAGGAAGATTTAAGTTCGAAAAACCTGTTTACCAAATTTGCTTCATCCGATACAAGCGTCATGGAAGCATATGTGGGCGCTACAGCAGGAAACAGATTTCATTTATACTGGCCGACAGTTCAGTATAGACAGGTTGCGCCGGATGCGCGGGAAGGTATAAATATACATTCAGTAGAATATATAGCTACAGGAGATGATAACGAATTTCGTTTAAGATGTTATTAGAAAGGAAAAGTGTATGTCTGTAAAAGGAATGGATTTAACGGAATATACGTTTGTGTCGAAAAACGATACTACCGAGCCGCACACAGAGTTTAAAATGACTCCCGCTAAGCGGATGGAAGCTTTCAGTGTAGGTGCTGTGTACAATATGATTGTGCAGAGTGAAAGCGGGGAAGAGAAAATACTGAAAGCGTTTAGCGAACATGCAAACGAAGTAGGCGACTGTATTTACGGATACATAGAAAAGCATTGTACAAGCGTAAAGAACTTCTGGGTAAAAGATCAGTTACAGTCCGGGACGATTGATAAGTTTTTGGATAGTATAAAACCTATACTTGCTATGGAGATTGTAGGGGATGCGCTTAACAGAGTGAACGTCAATGAGGAAGAAGAAAAAAACTGACGATAGCTGTATTGTGCAGTGTATATAAAATAAATTGTGATGACTGCATCCCCCGGCGCAATACAGCGAAGGAAATAAAAAGATGCGCAGAAAGACGCGAAGAAATGGGATGCGAAAAAAAGCTTACAGTCCCGGTATTCACATACAAAGAAACAGGACAGCAATTCTACAGATGTCCGATAAAGCTTGTGACAAATCAAACGTGGTTTCTCCTTGCTTTATACAATCACTACAAAAATGGATACCTTGCTTTTGCAGGAGGGGTTTTAGATCAGCCGGAATGGTACTTGAAGCGCATGGAGAAAATACAGGAACTGGAATACAGAATGAGAGAAGAATATAATCCGAGAGGCGCGAAATGATAGGCAGAAGCACAGATAAAAAACAGATGGACGTTATTCTGCGAGGCAGAGACAAGACCAAACAGGCGTTCCGGTCGATGAAGTCAAACGCCGATCAGTCCAAAAAGGCAATCAAGCAAGCATTTACAGCGATGAAAGCTTCTGCGTTGGCTTTTGAGGTTGCAGTGGTAGCCGGTGCGGTAATGGCGATGAAAAAAATGGTTAATATGACTGTTGAACTGACAAGATCAAGCGTCAACACAGCAGACCAGTTCGAAGTACTTAGATTGCAGATGCAGACATTACAGGGGAGTGTTGAAAAGGGAAATGCTACTTTTGAAAAGCTCTGGACTACAGCAAAAAAGATACCCTTTACAATTGATGACATAGCAAAGGGCGCTAAAACACTACAGGCGTTCGGTATGCTTGGAGACGATGTCGAAACAGCCATGATAGGTATAGCTGATGCATCTGCGGCGGCAGGGGTCAGTATAGACACGATGGCGGTAGTCATGGGTAGGGCGTGGCAAATGGGTAACTTTTTAACCCGAGGCCCAGGTGCTATATTCAAAGGTATTATGCAGACGAAAATGGGGATAGAAGATATAACGAAATTATCTCTGCCCGAATTTCAAAAAGCAGTCGGTGAAATGCTTACCAATCCGAAATACGGCATAGCGGGGATGAGTGAAAAGCTTGCTACGACATGGACTGGTATCCGGTCAATGATAAGTGACTCAATGACACAGATAAAGCTTTCGATTGCGGAAGCCGGGGTATTCGAAGAAGTCAAGAGACTGGGCGAAAGTATTCGAGACTGGTTAAGGCGTGAAGATATTGTGGGCGTTATATCGAGGATAGGAAGCATAGCTGGTGAAATGATAGGGGAACTACACGATACACTTACGCGCATGGTTGAATCCGGGGATTTAAAAATATTACTTGAAGACTGGGTGAACACAGCAAGAAAGTGGGCGAATTCGGCAAAAGATATAATCAAAAATATCCCTGCTATCAGCCGGATTATAATGAATATGGTGCAGACATTGAGCATGGCACTTGCGGAAGTTATCGACAAACTATACAGCGTGTTAAACAGCTTTGATAAAATCAGCGGCACAAGCGCACAATTAACACGCAATATCAATTCAACAGCTACAGCTATGACCGAATTATCGGAGAAAACGACACAGGTTTCCAAAACGTATCGATGGATAGCCAGAGAAGCAGACAGAGCATGGGATGCACGTTCAATACAGACGGTTATACAGGTAATAACTTCGGGTATAGATAGAATGTCGGAATTTGCCGGAGAATCAGAAGAGGCAAAAAAAAGCATAGCATTAGCAAGACAGGAATTAGAACGTATTTCGCAAGCGGGCGGGAAAGTAGGTGCTAAGCAGATATTAAAGGTTGATGTATTACCGCTACTTGAAGACGCAATGAGAAAAATAACTAAAGAATATGCCAATCAGTCAAACGTATTAAACGAACAGCATAAATTGCATAGCGGTCAATTGAAACAACATCAAGAAACGCTTACCTTTACGGGTCAGATTAGAAAAGCACACCAGGACATATTAGACCTGTTCAAAGAGCAGAATGAAGAAATTGATGCCACGCAACCGAAGCTTGATGAAACGAAAACTAAAGCAGACAAAATAGCAGGGGCGTTCAATGTTGGCGCAGAAAAAGTATTGACGATAAAAAAGCATTGGGAGGAAGTTGTTGCGGAATTCAAAAAGACAACCACAATAGGAATAGAAGTCAGTAAATCATTGGCTTCAAGTTTTGAAACGATCTTTTTTGATGCGATGACAAATCAGCTCAAAACGCTTAATGATTATCTGTTGAATTTCGGGCGGAACTTAGCGCAGATTATGGCTCAATGGGCGGCTATGCAAACGATGAAGGGATTAACGGGGATGTTTAGCGGGGCCGGAACGCCGGGCGCAGGATCAGGATCGGTAGCCGGAATGTTAGTTGATGCAGGGATAGAGGAATTTCCCACTGGCGGAATAGTATCGGGGATAGGAACAGCACATAAACCAGTCCTTGCACAGCCGGGGGAAATGTATCTTAACAGAGAACAGCAACACAATCTTTTGAATATGCTTAGTAACGGCAATGCAAATAACGGTGGTTCAACGATAATAAATATTTCAGCTATGGATACGCAGAGTATGTTACAAGCGTTAAGCCGTGACCCGCAGTTGATACCGGCTACAATAGCAAGAGCGAACAAAGCAGGGACATTAAGGAACATGCGATGAGCGATTTAGTATTTAACGATGAAGTAACAGCAACATACGGATTTCCGTTTAAGCCGAGAAGCACAATAGAATCCACACAGGTCAGAAGCGCGGCAGGAACACAGCAGAGCTTTTTAAATTCAGATCACGATAAAGCTACGTATTTTCTCGGTTTTCAGTCCATGACGAACAGCGAAAAGGAAAGTCTTGAAGACTTCTTCAAGGCCCGTTCCGGCGCACATGAAACTTTTTTGTTTTACGATGCACGGACATATGATGTTGCAAGTGAATCCATAGGCACGGCGGATGGAAGCACATTGACATTTCAATTAACCCAGGACGGATTTTCAAGATGGAATATAGTTGCCAATTCATATACTGTCTGGGTAGACGGTGCAACACAGACTGACACGGTGGATTACAATGTCGACGTAACAGATGACGGGCGAATTATATTCGTTTCTGCACCGGCAAGCGGAGCAGTAACTGCAAGCTATCAATATTATCGCAGAGTCCATTTCCTTGAAAAAGACATAGATCCCTACGAAGTTGCGTATAGATTCTGGAATGTCGACTTATTGACACTTGAAGAAATACTGGTGAATGTGTAATGGCATGGGATTCATCTGCCGTAGAACTGAAAATAATCGAACTGTACAAGATAGAACTTGCGAACGGTTCATTTTATTATTTCACTGACTTTGAAAAGGGCGATATTTTTGTTTTTGACAGTGCATCCTATACGCCCGTTCCGTTATTGAGCGAGCCTGTACAGCGCACAAGCGATTTATCATCTTCAGAAAAGACAATAACTCTTCCACGCCACGATGATTATATTACTACAGCAGATTTATTCGACAGGTATCTTGACAATTCGGAACTGACATTCTATCAGGTTGACAGGGATGATGTCGCAAATTATCGCATAGGATTCAAGGGAATTGCGGGAAAAGTAAATTATAATATGCACACGATTGCAATAACGTATGTCAATAAGTTTAACTTTTCACACAAGGTAATACCGAGATTTACATATCAGGAAAGTTGTCCGTATAAGATATTCTCTACAGAATGCGGATTGACAAAAGCGACATGGAAAACATCAGGGACGGTAGACAGCGCGACATCCACGACGCTTGTGGATTCGGCTCTTACGCAAGCTGATGATTACTGGCAATTCGGATATGTTGAAATGACTTCTGGCGATGCAAGCGGAGATAAGCGAATGATAACCGGATTCAATGCGGCAAATGACCGGGTTACAATTCTGCGTCCATGGAGCACAACGCCGTCAAACGGTGATACGTATGATATTTACCCTCACTGTCAAAAGAAATACACTCTGTGTGATTCCATATTCAGCAATTCTTTGAATTACGGCGGCTGTATGCACATACCCCGCCCGGAGGAAACGCTGATATGAAATGGCGCGATATTGTTGTCAACGAAGCTTTAAGTTGGCTGCATACTCCATACAGGTACGGTGCGTGTATGAAAGGGCGTGGGGTAGATTGCGCAAGACTGATATTGACATGTTTTAAGAAAGCAGATAAAATTCCAAAGGGCTATGAACCGCCGCATCAACACCGGGACTGGATTATGGGAAAGAATATAGATCCGGAAACATTCACGCGGTGCTTATTGCTTTTTGCGAAGAGAATATCAACAGACTTAATACAAAAAGGAGACGTACTTAGCTTTAAATATATCGGCATAGAAAGTCATCTCGGGATTGTGGTAGACAACGAGAATTTCATTCATGCCGTAACTGGAAAATGCGTTATGATACATCCGATTAAAACATTTCGCAAAAAAATAGTAGCTGTATATAGGGCGAAATAATGGGCGGTGCTAAAAAATCAACAGCAATGCCTCTTGGTTTGGGGATTATGGGTTCACTTGTCAGCGGCGGCAGTCCGTGGGGCTATATGGCGGGATACGCAATCGGTTCATGGCTTTTTCCGCCGGAAGAAATGGAGGGCATAGACCCGCCCGATCCGTATAGAACATTGGGGGTGAATACTTCCGGCACAGGCAATCCGTGGCCTTTACTTTACGGTACAAATCGATTCGGGGGGAACTATATCTGGAAAGGCGCTTTAACACACTCCCCGATTTACGAAAAATCAGACACCGGCGGCAAGGGTGGAGGCGGCGGAGGCGGTAGCAAAAAACAGGTTGTCGGTCACAAATATTACATGGACGCAATGATAGGATGTTGTCAGGGAGAAGCAGATTTAGGAAGAATGTTTTTTGACAACGCAGTTTATCCGTGGAGAGACGATACTTCTATATCCTTTTACCGGGGGACAAGCTCACAGACAGCATGGAGCGTATACAGCGCGGAAGTAAGCAATCCTACCACATTCAGAAATCTGTCATATATAGGATTGGATGATTTCTATATCGGAGAGAATACCTCACGCGCACCAATCGTGACTACAGAATTGCACAGGTATCCATACAATGTTGCGGCAGGAACAAGCGCAAGGATTTATACACATTATTCGGAACTGGCAAGTGCCGGACTATGCGCAAAACGTGATAATGGCACTATACTTTCTGTAGATGAAGATAATTTGGTTATCTATGGGCGCGATTGGAGTCAGAAAACGATATATGATGTAAGCGATGTTTTTGCCTGTACTTATTCTAACGGGGCATACTCTCCCGTCCGAGGCATAGACCTAATAGAGACAGAAAAAGAAGTCTACATGAATGTGGCATGGTATGAGAATAGAGTAATGGAGCGCAGAGCACATGTAGCGCAAATAAAAATAAACAAACACTATGACAGTCTAACAATTACAAAAGATGATATTACAGATACAACCATAGTTGATGAGCCTCATGGAAGCGATGCACCTTATGCAATAGATATATCGCATAATGATAATAAATCATATGCTGTATGGAGAGATTTAGAAGGAGACATATATCTTGAAGAATATGATTACAATGATTACACGGTCACGCCGACTCAATATGATATATCAACATATTTTCATACTTCGAATTATTCAGACAGATATATACGATTAGTTACAACAAATAACACAGCTTATGTTATAGCGCAAGAGAACACAAACTATGGATATGAATTATGTTCTTTTGATATAGATAACAGCATGGCATTTGTAGCATCTGACACGATTGCGCAATCAGAAGTAGGCGGCAAACCGGGAATTGCAGTCATGCATGGGGAAAATGAACTTATAGCTATAGGCACAGCAACATCCGGCAGTACAAGAGAAATGATACTATTCGAAATAGATACGGATGGCAATATTACACGTAAAACGAATACTGAAATACAGCATGATTCTGATATTGATATGACTGATAGATTTTCCAATTATCTAACAACTGCATCAGATGGGACTTTGTTTATCAATTGGAATAATAATGGCGCCCCTGCACCTGGCATCCCTGATTGGTTTCTTGGCGCAGAGCAATATATTATAGACGCTAACCCTGCACAGGTATTGTATGATGTGATTGTCAACGAAGCAGAATACAGCACGGGTGATATAGCGAGTGCATCACTACAGGAAATGTCTACATACTGCATGACTAACACGATAGGCATATCTCCCGTGTTCAATACGAAGCGACACGCAAACGATATTATACGGCAGATAATGAATGATGTCATGGGGCTTGCATACATAGACAACGAAGGGCAGTTCGCCGTTAAGGTGTTTCAGAATTCAGATTCATCCGAGGGTACGATTACAGCCGCTGATATTGTAGAAGGAAGTTTTGAGCACGTAAATATAGAACTGAAAGATAAGCGTGAATGCGCGAACAGAATAAATATAAATTATCTTGATCGCATGAACAAGTACAAAAAATCAGATTTTACGATAGACCATTTTGTTGCACAGGAAGAAGACGGGGAAATAATCAGTGAAACTTGGAACATGCAGGATTTTTCTAATGTCAAAACCGCGTCTAAAATTGCATGGCAGTATCTGAAATCAGCACAGTATGACACACATGTTTTTACGTTTGATCTTATGCCGCAATATATGGGATTGAATATCGGCGCTGTGCTGACTCTGAATATAGCTTCTGAAAATCTTGTCAGTCAGAAGGTAAGAGTTTTACAGATAGGTGACCCGGATTTGAGAACCGGTGCGACAAGCATTACAGCACGAAGGGAGGAAACATGGCTGAATACATTTGATGATTATGTGGCACAGGCTAATGAGTCTGACGATACACAGGAGGATTTACCGAAAAGTGTAATACCGGTTATATTTGAACTTCCCGCCGTACAGACAGACGATTCATATTACGCGGGGATAACAGCAATCACTAATGATGAGAACACGGTTGCTTGCGGAATACATTTGAGCGATGACAATATATCATTCACAAAAATAGGCGAATGTTGGCGTCTGGCATATACGGGTGATATAGGTTCGGCTGTGGATTCAGGCGATAAGAGAATATCCATCGATATTACAGATTACCCGGATGCATTTGCAACATACACTGTTACCGACCAGAGAAATGATGAAACATTCAGCTTGATAGGTGAACTGCAAACCGGGGACTGCGAACTTTCGAATATGGAGTTTGTCACATACAGAGAATCATCTACAAGCGGCAATACCGTAACGCTGAAAAACTGCTATCGCGGAAAATACTATACACTCCCGAAAGACCATACGACAGACGAAGTACTTTTACATGTCGGCACAAACAGATTTTTTCTGTTCTCTTTCCCCGGAATTAAAGTTGGAAAAACAGTCTATGTAAAAGTTACAGGAATGAACTATGCGGGAGTGGAAGAAGATACTGCAGATGTCGATTCATACGAATACACCGTAATAGGATTAACGAAAAAAGCCACTCATGTTTCAGGCTTGCAGATTTATGACCCCGACAATTCTATTTACAAGGCAAGTCTTGATACTATTGCAAGTTCTGACGTTACAGTAAAATGGAAAGAAACCGCACGTCTCGGCGGGTGGAGTTCTAAGGCATTTATCACGGGTTGGGAATGGAATGATTTTTATACAGGCGATGTGAATGATTATAATATTCTGATTTATGACAGCAGTTTAAATCATATTGCAACACATAATCTTGGAAATGTGCTTACGGAATATGAATACACAAAATCGCAGAATGAAACAGATTTCGGTTCATTGACGAAAGATTTTTATATCGGTGTTCAGCCATTGAATGACAACGGCGGTCTGCCGAATGACATTGTAAAACAGCATGTGGAACTAAATATATGACACTAACAACAGACTTGGGATTAGACAAGCCTTCTGACGGATCGAGTAACGCAGGGGAAAGTTACAACGACGCTCTGGATACGCTTGATGCGGGGAGAACGTACAAGGTAACACTCGGAGAAGCATTCAGCCAGTATCACGTTGGATATATAGCATCTGACGGACAGGCATATTTGGCTAACGCGGATTCGGAAACGACAGCACGGTCAATAGGCTTTGTCACGGAAGCAGGAGACGCCGCGGCTGAAAGATACTTCAGATACTTAGGGCGGATACAGAATACCGACTGGAACTTGAATCCCGGCGAACCTGTCTACGTGAGCACATCGAACGGTGAGATTACGCAGACAGCGCCGACAAGTCCGAACTATAAAAACGAAATCGGAATAGCGTTCACAAGCAATATAGTGTTCGCAAGGATACCGAGTTATTTAGATGCTGAAGTAGGGACACAATCTGTATTCAAAACCATTACGGCTGACACCGGAAGCACTACTGCGGACAGTGCCACAGATACGCTTGCAATTGAGGGCGGCACGGGAATATCAACCGAAATAACCGGCGATACATTGACAATAACAGGACACGAAAAGTATACGGACGCAGAAGCAATAGCGGCTATCAAAGGTGACGGGGATTGGAACGCTTCAAATTGGGACACAGCTTTCGGTTGGGGAGATCATGGCGGGGAGGGATATTTAAAAACCGTAGACATTTCAGACGATACGAACCTTGCTGTTACAGCGCCTGTCGTTCTTACTGATGATACACTAAGCGTTGATACCGCTACACCTTCTGACGGAGATACAACACACCTTTCAACAGCAGACCAGATTTACGACTGGGTTACAGGATTGGGCTACGGCACAATGAGTGATTTGGTTGATGACACATCACCTGAACTCGGGGGAAATTTGAATGTTAATAATAATAATATCAATAACAACGGTTCAGATATTACAATAGATGACCCCATCAATGTAGAAGCAGATCAAGACATAGTGTGCGAAATAGGCCGTGCTCAAATTGGTTATGACGGCACAAATGCAGATACAGTTGTATTAGCCCACTATGATAATATGGGAACGACAGCATACGGGCTGAAAATGTCTGCGGCTAATACGGTTATCAATGCGCCTACTGGCGGTGTTGTGGCTGTTGGCGTTAACAACACCACTGCCTTTCAAGTGAGCGCAACACAGGTAAAAAATTATGTGCAGACATATATACAGGAAACAGCCGCCGCCGCCGCAACTGCGGCAGGATGGGGGCAAGCATGGGTTAAGAACGATAACCCTAATCAATTATGGTTTCAAGATGACGCAGGAAATGACCAAAAATTATCAGGCGGTTTGTTCATTGAAACAGGAACTTATACCGGAGACGGGGCTACAAGTCAAGTTGTCAGCCTAACGAACAGTGACTTGATAGTCAAATATGTAAAGATATGGTTTGAAGACACAGATGGAAATGTAATACGTTCACACGAAACGACCAACACGCTTGTTACGCAGGATGCGCAAGGATTGGCAGTACAGCACTATGGCGATGCCGCAGAAAGAGCTACATATCAGGATGATACTATTATAGCATTAGGCACAGGCTCTTTTACTGTTGATGACAGGGGTACAGACCAACATCCGAACTCAAACGGTGATACATATCATTACGTTGTTTTTGGAACTTATATATGATGAAATACTGGGTAAAGAAAGCGGAGAAACACACGAAAATAATTATGGGACTGATAAAAAAGAAGCTTAGTAAGAAGGAACTCGAGGATAAAATATTTGAACAGATAGGATTTTACGAACACGAAATAAGGAGTAAACGCAATGAGAAATCTAAATAGGGATTTAAAGCCCGATCCGGCATTGATGAGTATAATCGAGGCTATAATTGTGATGATTGTCATGCTTGGATTGTTTATGCCTGGATGTAGTATTTTTGGCGGGAACGAATCAGACCCTTATGCCAAACCAATATCTAAATTAGAAACAGATTTAAAAACAGCAAAAAAAGAGATTGACAAAAGCAAAAAACAGCTTGAAAACATTACGGGTGATGTGTCTATGTTTGAGCAGAGATTCAGCAAAATAGAAAATATAATGACTAACATTCAGACGCAAGTCAGTGTTGTAAAAAGCGAAGCCAATCAATACAATGAATCGATAACGAGAATCTTGTGGACGCTTGGTGGATTATATATACTGTTTCATATATTCAAATTTATAAGTATTATAGTAGCAGCAAAGTTTGCGCCGGGCAGTACGGTAAAAAATGTATTTACCTTGCCGTGGGAGAAACGAAATGGCTAACGGAGAAATGAGCGTAAAAGAAGCAATTGAAAATGAGATCGCGGGCATAGAAAAACCTTCCGTGGAATTGAGATGCATAAAACATCTTGCATCTGGGTTTGATAACTTAAAATGCGAAGCACACATGAAAGCCATAGAAAAGATACAAGAATTTCAGTCGCGCACGAAGGGTGGAATTATTGCATTGTCCATTCTCATAGGTGGCGGGCTTCTCGGTTTGATATGGGCGATAATTAAAGGATTAACGCAATGGCTGTGACTACATATTCCGGGCTGAACAAACCGTCAGACGGTCAAGAGAATGCCGGGGAAGATTACAATGATAACATGGACGTTCTGGACGGTGTATCCAGAATAGAGCTGACGTGCGGTGAAGCGTTAACGCAATACTATCTCGGGTATATAGCATCGGACGGAAAAGCATATCAGGCTGATAACTCCGCAACTGATTCCGCAGAAGCTGTCGGGTTCATAAAGGAAACGACTGCCGCGGAAAGTGACGAATACTTTATCCGTAACGGTGTCATTACAAACGGCGCATGGAGCTTCACAAAGGGACAGCCGGTATACGTAGGCACAGGCGGGGGAATAACCCAGACAGAACCCGGAATCAGCCGCAGGGTCGGTATAGCAATGGACACTACAAAACTCATAGTAAATATTACATGGTAATTTTACGAATTTACTTGACAAAACGCAGATAAAGCATATAATACACTATGTTTACCGTTAATTATTGTCAAGCAAGAAAGGAAATCTATGATTAAATCAAGGAACATTAGTGTTATGATAAAGAATATGTGTTGCAATTTTGCACACAATAAATGTCTTGGCGCTACATGGAAACCACAAGAAGACGACCCGGAATATAAGCATTTTGTGTTTAATAAAACTGACGATTGCATAATCAAGAAAGGAAAAAGATGCATACATTTTGAAAATACCATACTTCCTGTCATAAAAAAAGAAAATAACAAAAGAGCGTTAAAACAGTATCTATCAAAACTGGATATACCGGATAGAGAAAAAGATGTGATAATCGGAACGCTGACAGACAATACTTGCAATCAATGCGGCACACCTATAGGCTCAAGAAAAAAGTACTGCTATAAATGCTCAAATATCCGTAGAAAAAAATCAAAAAACACCTATCAAAAACAGTATATGCGAGAAACCCGGAAAGAACCGTCAGCCTGTTAGTACAAACAAGCTATTTTTTGTCGTCATAACTCATTGAAAATTAACAAGTTAATTTTTTGAAAAATTCCAACCTATACCATAGTACTATTTTGCAATATATCGCATATTGTTTGTACTAACAGAATACATGTATATCGTATATAATAACGCTTATTGTAATTCCTGTTTTTCTTATCTTCTTATAAGAAGTAATTACTATTCCTCACGTATTATTCAATAATCTTAGATTGTTTATCTATACTTCTTATTTTCATAAAAGGTTTTCTGTATTACAAGATATATCTCTAATATCATGTATTCAGAATATGATAGTAGTATATTACTATCTATTGGTATTTACTAACTATTGTTTATATTAACAAGTATATATATAATATATATCTTAAAGAAAAGAAGAAATACTATGTAAAAAGAAAAAGCAAGTGTAACGGTGAACACTGAAAGGTGGAAAAGAATGTCAATACTTATCTGTAACTATCGACAATTCGTTTCAAGAAAAATTATTTTTTTCTCTTGACTAAAACAGAAAACGAAATATAATAACAATCCATAAGCCGGGCAGAGCTGTGTTTTCTTAATCACTCTCTTCCGCATGGCTCTGTTCGGCGCTTTTAAAGGAAGAGACATGGATGTACAAGCTGAACGGGACGCGAACCTAACATTTCTATACGGGATAAAGGTCAGAAAAGACCTGCTCATCCGGGGAATTAAAACAGTCAAAAACAAATTTCTGATGACAGAATACCGGGCGATGTATTACGCATTCCAGATTACATATGCTGAAACAAAAACCCATATAGACAGCGCGGAAATGTTCGACAGGATAGTTGACACCATAGACAGGATACAGAACAAGCAGGAAATAAAAGACCAGTTCCTGGATGTATTCATGATTGGTAAATTCAGCGAAGAAATGTTCGAGCATTCAATACACACGATTCTTGAAGGATACAAGCAAAGGATAACGGAAGATTTTAAAAAGGGATTATTGAGAACAAAAACAGTCTCGGAAGTAGAGAAAAAAATAGTTGACTACAAGCATGAGCTTGAACATGCAGGGGATGACGGAGCGCCTAAGACAATGGCGCAAATGAGCACTACATTATTGGACGAATATGAAGACGAAGATTACTATACATACAGCACTTCGATTGAATCACTGGACGCAGTATTGGGTGGACTGCAAAAGGGACAGTTCTATCTCGTAGCCGGATACACGAATGACGGCAAGACGATACTCACAAAACAAATGATATGGAAATCGATTTTGGCGGGGCATAAAATATTATGGGTACAGCTTGAAGGCACGGAAAGAGAGACAAGAGAAATGTTCGCTTGCAGTCTTGCGCATGAGATAGGGTGCGGAACAATAACGAGCGAGAAAATACGGACACGAAGCATACCGAAAGAGTACTGGGAAAAGTATATTGAGATAAAAGATTACATGGCAAAAATGGATAACTTCGTATTGATACGTCCGCGGAAAAAATACACAATAACAGATTTAGAAAATGACATCGACAGAATGAAGCAGGGGAAAGGAATAGAAATAGTTGTCGTTGATTATCTTGAATTGCTATACGCAGAAAACAATGATGATTACAGACTGCGCATGAAACAGCTTGCAATGAGAGCGGAAAATATATCAACTACCAGAGATGTATGTTTTATAAGCCCGTGGCAAATCAATAGAGACGGCAGGGCGAATGCGGAAAAGAGGGCAAAGAAAAAACGCAAGGGGGAACCGCCGGTAGAAAAGCATTACAAAACATACGATCTGCAAGAAAGTAGTGCTTTGGAACAATGCGCGAAAGCTGTGATTTGGGTATATTCTGATGATGACTTGAGAGAACAGCAACAGATAAGAATAGGAATTAGCAAAGCGAAAGTTTCAGACAATCCATTAGAGACAGGATTCATTTGTCGCACTGACTTTAATCATTGTAGAATCTATCAGAATGAGCATGATAACGTAGGAATTCCGTTCTAAACCTAAATATTTTTAATATATTAACCCATTGAAATATAAAGACTTATGAAAAACGGGGTAAAAAAAGTAAAATAAATCATAAAAAAAACTTGACATTCTAAAATAATATGTCATAATATACAGTAGAAAAGATATGAATTATGAGAGAGAAACAGACAATCGAAACGAAAAAAACACAAGGCCGGGGCGTGGTGACTTCAGGGCGGATGTCCGTCACTGTTTCTCTCTCCATCCACAAACCGGCCACCATTTTTTTTTAAAGGAGAGAGAAGATGGACGAAATGACGTATAGAATTGAAGAAAACGAATGTCATTTAACCCTTATCACAAAAGGCAATGGCAATGAAGGAATTTGCAAGCGTATGCGTAAGGAATATATCAAGGATGGGTGCAAGCAGGATTTCATTAAAAATTGGGAAGCGGAAATGAAGGAATACGGATACAAACCTTGTCAATAAAGGAGAGAGAAAATGAGCAAGACAAGAAACGCGGAAGAGTTTAAGAAATCGGATTACAGGCATAGTCCGTTACCGTGGCAAACAAGTGATGTGCTAATGTGGACTATTATTGATAAGGATAATTTATCCGTTGTGCAAGTGACAAACGGAAACAGAGAGGAGCGTAAGGCAAACGCCGAATTTATTGTTGAGGCCTGCAATGAGCATTGGAGACTAAAGGCAGAAAGCGAATCTGCGGAGAAAACAATAAACGCCAGAAATGAATTGATAGGAGAGCTGCAAGCGGAGAATGAGGAGTTGAAGAGGGATAGGTGCGAACACTGTGGAACAAAGCTGAATTTAGACGGGTGCCTTCTTTGCGGTGCTCCTGTCTGCTGTCCCCATTGTTGTCAAATTACGTCGTTTGAAATGGAGATAGAAAAGCTCGAACAGCAGAACAAGGAGCTTGTGGAGGCTCTTGAAAACTACATAAATGCCAAATCACGACCACATGGAATAAAAAACCCAAACGAAATCGAGAGAACTTGGTTCGAATTGTTAAATGCAATCAAAAAAGCGAAAGGAGAATAACATGGAAAAAGAGAAGAAAGCGGAGCATAGTCCGTTGCCGTGGCATACCGACAGAGAGAGGGCTTTTATATGGGGGCAAGATAAAGAACACGGAGAAATGATTGCAGAGATTAGAAATTGGGGATATTTAACGTCAGTTATGAATTTAACGGAAGAGGAAGCGGTCACAGTACAGTACGCTAATGCAGAGTTTATCGTTAAAGCCTGTAATAATTATTATGATCTACAGAAAGCACTTGAGCACAGAATGGAAGAAGTCGAAAAGTTGAAAGAGCAGAATAAAAACCTAAACAAATTCGACAAAGAAAATTGTGCAAGAATGGAAGAACAGGACAGGATTCTTAAAAAGCTGAAAGCGGAGAATACGGAGCTTGTGGAGCTAATCAAATTATGTGACAAAGAAAAGGATGAATTAAGAATGCAATTGGCAGATGCATATAAAGAGATCAAAAAAGCGAAAGGAGAATAAAGATGAGCGAAGCAAAAAGATATGATCACCAAATTTGCGAAGAGTATGCCGGAGATGCAGAATGCCCCGGTATGGTTGAGTCGGAGGATGGCGAATATGTGGAGTATAAAGATTATGAAGCACTGCAAGCGGAGAATGAGGAGTCGAAGGCCCTTATTAAAGGTTATAAGGAGCTTGTGGAGTTACTTGAGAAGTATGAATTAAAAACTTGCGCTATACCAGATGAAGAATTTCAAGAGATGAATCGCAAGGTCAGAGCAATCAAAAAAGCGAAAGGAAAATAAATGCGCCTCTGGCACTACAAACTAATACCGATACTTGACAGAAAAAAAATTATTTTTGTTTGCAATTTGGGAAAAAATATGTCATTATTAAAGCGGAGATCGAGATAATGATATATAGATTTAACTCTGTTGGCAGAATCCTTTTCGGCAATTATCGCCGTCTCGGTCTCCTTCTGTCAACAGAGTTTTTATTTGGAGATCGAGAATGAATAAAATTAACAACAATCTCAAATACGGAAAAAATTGTATAGGGCAAACGGTTATAAACAATTATGGTGAAACCGGATTAATTGTTGATATGTACACAGAGACAGATAATCACAAAAAATGTATGGTAAAAATAATGTATCCCGACGGAACTTGGCATTGTAGGGAAAAACATTTTGTTAATATTGGATCGTTTAAAAAGCCTTATAAATTCGACTTAAAAGAAGATCTTAAAAATGGATTCAAACCTGTTTATGGATGGGAGGATTATTATATTATAAATAAATATGGGGTTATAAAAACAATATTTGGAAAACACAAGGGAAAAATAAAAAGACAAAGTAATCGGTGGAAATACAGTTCTTACAGAAAATCTCAAGTATATAAAAACCCTTATAAAGCTATTTGTTTGTATAAGAGGGGTAAAGAAACAAGAAAAAATAGATTGGTTCATACTATTATGGTGGAGACATTTATTCGGACGCTCAAAAAAGGAGAGCAGGTAAATCATATAAATGGCATTTCATCAGATAACAGACTTATAAATCTTGAAATTGTCAATAGACAAAATAATAATAAAAAATATAGGGATTTTGGTTTTCTTAGCGAAGAAGAAATAAAAAAACTTGATAATTTCTGCTGGGATAACAATATGAACTATAAAGAGGCTATTCATTGTTTTGTGAAGTCTTTTTTAACAAAGGAGGTGATGCTATAATGAGGCTCTGGCATTATAAATTAATACCTATATTGGATAGACAAAGGTTGCTGGGGCAGCATTGACTGTCTTAGAGAATGCTGTGCGCTTAGGGGAAACGGTTGGGGGAGGAAACATTCTACTGTTGATTATGTGTTTGAGCACAAGTATTGCTTGCTTGTCAATTATCACTGGAATGTGATTGCGGAAATGGTTGCACGTGGATATAATTACAATAGATTGTGGGACAGTTATATATACAGGGGTAAAAATTGCAAGGTTCGCACTGATGATAGATCGCTTGTTCCTCAATATCATTACCCCGAACATGACGAAGAATATCTAACTGAATGTAAAGAACTGCTGATCGAAAAAGACCCGGATTTTTACAAACCACTTTTTGAAGGAGCAAAGAAATGAATCTGGCGAACAGAAAAGGAAACTACGCGGAAGAAAAGCATGTAGCAATAAGAGGCGTAAATCAGGTACACAGGATGTGTCCTGAATGCGGAATAACAATGGCTGTCTGGACGGAGGAAGAATACAGACTGCATAGGCACGAATGTGAAGACCAGTGGGACAGGACGCTTGAAAAACACTGCATGAAATATCACCCGAAATTGACGCGGGTATATGTTCCGGCTATAGGTTAAGGAGAGAAAAGATGGAAAATGAATCAATAAAACGAATGTTAAGTAAAATCAATATTGCCTGGAGAGGATATAAGCCGGAATACTTTTTGGAACGAGTCAAGGAAATACTTGTCAAAGAATTTGAAGCACTGCAAGCGGAGAATGAGGAGCTGGGAAAGTTGTCTATGGCAAGACAAAAAGAACTGGTTGAAAGGAATCATGCCTTATGCAAGGAGCTAAATACTTTAGAACAGCAGAACAAGGAGCTTGTGGAGGCTTTGGAGGAAGCCATAGAATGGATAGTTGAAATACACGGAGAGGACGGGAAAAATTTAGCGGGGGTATACAGGTTGACAAATCTTGTCAAAAAAGCGAAAGGAGAATAAATGAATTACATCGTATCAGGATTAGAACGATCAGGAACATCTTTAATGATGGCTATACTGGAAGCCGGGGGATTTCCCGTGGCGTATGACGAATCGCGGAAGCCGGACGAAAGTAATCCCAAAGGATACTATGAGCTATTCGGCGGGAAGATAATAAACAGGCTTATGGAAAACGAAGTCTATATGCACCTATACGATGAATCAGCAATTAAGATAACGTCTGTAGGTTTGACTTTTCTTCCGCGCGAATATGACTACCGTATAATATACATGGAGCGGGATATTAAAGAAGTAAAAATGTCCATGCAGAAAATGGCGAAGGAAAAATTAGCAGACAATCTCGAAGAGCTATTACACACAGAGAACGTCTTTCTGAAAGACTACATGGACGAAAGCGGATATGAATATATTGTAGTGAATTACAATAGTCTCTTGACAAATCCGGGAAAGGAGATTAAAAGGGTGTCTGACTTTTGCGGGGGAATAGATATTGAAAAAGCGGAAACGGTTATAGACAGGAAGCTTTACCGAAACAGAAAGGAAGAGAAATGAGCCAAAATGAATTCAGAATAATATTGATACAATTGTTAATGTTTCAATATTTAATCTTTAATGAAAGTTTTAGCAAGACAGTACAGACTTTATGGGGAGTATTTGTAATAATTGCAAGTATCATTCACATATTCGGGTTATACCCAAAGGGAGAATAGCAAATGACGAAGGAAGAGATGAAGCAGGAGATTTTCAAAAGACACGATTTATACAAAGGGTATCTCTGGAAACACAGAGCGGAGCTTGCGTATATAGACATGCAGTTTGTGGATGACGCAGTGCATGACATTATGATCCGCATGATTAAATATGCCCGAAGAATAAAACGAGAAGAAGTCGGCGCATTTATAAATACGCTATTTAGAAATATTACAAAATGGTATAACAGGGACAAGTACACGGAATGGAAAAAGCGCAAATCGATCAACAGTCAAAAGAACTGGGAATTTTTACTGACGATACCATACGGGGAAATCGAGCAATCGAAACGACAGGCAAAAGCCGCGGAAGAAATAATCAGGAACATAACACCACAGTTAAAGGGGAATGCTCAAACCGTTTTCGTGAAATTGCAGGAAAGATTAAATGACTTCATAGTAGAAGACAACTACAGGAAAAACCGCACGAAATTCCAGAGAAGCGGAATATTCATAGATATAGCGGCTGAAATGGGATTTTCGCGGGAAAGGATAAGACAACTGAACGTGGAGATACGAACACAAATCGAGAAAAAAATAAAATTTGCTTGACATATTTAGATAATCGCATATAATACAGTTATTTATAGAAAGGAAATGATATGCCTGATTACAACAATTTCAAAATCGAGTACGGAAAAACTTTTACGTGTACACTGTCTTATGACTCCCCGAGAAAAGTCGAGAAGGAGGGAAAAACATTTTATTACTGGGGCTGTGAGCATAACAATCAGTCCGGGACGTTCAAATGCTCCGCGTATCTCAAAAAGCACATAGAAAAAACGGGTGCAAAAAAAGGTTCAAATCTGATGATACTTATGGAGAAAACCGACGACGGAAAAACATCGTATAAGGTAGAAACAATAGGCACTGGTGTTCAGCCGCAGGAAGAGACAGAGAGCCACACAGAGTATGATGATGAACCGCAGACATATCCAGAGTCAACGCCCGCACCCGTGGGACAGCCGAAACACAATCCGGCGTTGTTGCACTGCATGGAACTGGCGGAGAAATTCACAGCAACAAGAATGATACAGAACAAAGACAGCTTTAACGACAAGGACGACATGATGAGAACATTCAAGGCGATGTCGAATGACATATATGATTACTACAGGAAAAATGCATGAGAGCAATCATAAGGAGAAAATTCAGGTACGGGGACGAATGGATAACCGAACTGTCAAGCACAAAAGAAGTGCCGTATTTCAAGGGGAGTACAATCAAGATAGAGGAATCCTATTCTGAAAGACAGCTTAAATTTGTACATGCCATGTTCGGGGATATAGCGGATCAGACAGGCTACACGAAAAATGAAGTCAAAGACATGCTGAAAAAAAAAGCGGAAGTCGACAGTGTAGCCACGATAGACGCGGAAGGGATGGATAGACTGATTGACATTACGCTTGAATTTGTCAAGGAGAACGATATAACTCTGAATGTTAAAACGGTCGAGCAAATGGAAGCCGAACAGCATGTAGACTTATGTGTGTACAAAAAGGTATGTCTGATATGCGGCAAACCCGCCGACACACATCACGTAGACAAAATAGGTATGGGGCGGGAAAGAAAAGCAGTAGACAAAGCAAATCCGAACCTAAAGAAACTACCGCTATGCAGGGAACATCACTCGGAATTACACAGTACGGATACATACACGTTCAGGAATTTATATCATCTTGGCGACGGATATAAAAAATATTTTGAAAGGACTTTGTACGGTGAATAGAGAAACAGTATTTTGGATAATTGTAATGTTATATTTTTGTCTATATGTTGTGGCAGCAATATTGAATATAATTTTTCTACTAATAGATGAATACCCACGAGAAGTTAAATATATTTCACAGCAAACGGATGTTTTTTATTTATTGTTTCATATGTTAATAGCTGTCTTATTGGGTATTGTATTATTTTAAGAGCGAGATAAAAATGAATAAAAAGATTCCAAAAATGATACCCGTTACCTTATACTGGGCTATGACTGTCTTTAGCATAAAATGGATGGGGGCAGTTCTTAGAAATTCGCATTTTATTCACGGGTTGTTGGTATTGATTCTCTGGATGATAGTGTTTAATTGGTTGTTTTTGGATTTGGCAGATATTTTAAAGGAGGAAGAGAAATGATTGCATGGATACTATTAGGAGCTTTAGCGCAGTTTATTACTTGCGTGTTTTTTTGTGTTTTGGGATTTGTCGCAGGAATGTCATACGTTGCGGAAAAGGCGGGAAAAGAAAACAACATCTTCGAACACAAAAACATACTCTATCAGGTAACGTATTACAAAAGGGAGAGATAATGAAAATCACGAATAAACACAATCTGCCGGAAGTAATATATGACGTACTTACAAAATCATTTTATGATTACAAGCCGAAAGAAAACGCTTTCAGTGTGACGGAGATATTAAACGACTCAAAGGAAATCTGGCTGAAGCGCAGACACAGAGACGAAATAACTGTTGATGCCTGTGATTTCTTCTGGACTACATACGGGAATCTTGTGCATGAATGGGTATCAAGCGTAAAGTATGAAAACGCATTACAGGAAAAGCGGTTCAGGTACACATTTGAAAATGGTGTAACGATCAGCGGGCAAGTAGACCTACACAAAGACAACATGCTGAACGACTTTAAATTCACAAGCGTATGGAGTTGGATATACCGAGACGGAAAAGACGAATGGATGAAGCAGTTGAATATCTACAGGTGGCTACTGGCACAGCCGAACAAGGAAGCACTCATAAATGTAAACGGCAAATATCAATGGGTGAAGGACGAGACAATTTACGATACGCAGGGGATAAGAAACATACTGCTTTTCAGAGACTGGCAACAGAGCAAAGCCGAACATGAAAGCAATTACCCGAACCAGATCGAAGTTGTCAACCAGAAAATGTGGGACTTGGAAAAGACAGAATCATTTATCAAATTGAGATTGAGCGCAATCATGCGGGACAAGGATACCGAAGACGACAAGATAAAGCCGTGTTCAGAAGAAGCGCGGTGGGAAAAGCCGACGACTTACGCGGTAAAGAAAAAAGCATCTAACGGCAAGCTCAAAAAACGGGCGACAAAAGTATGTAAGACAATGGAAGAAGCCGAAGACTTTATGCGTGAACGGCGGGGAAATGAATACGACATAGAAGTCCGGGACGGAGAATGCACGAAATGTGAGCGGTACTGTGATGTGAGAGGGTTTTGTAACTTTTACAAATTACTCCATGACAAAGAATTTGAAGACTTTTTTAAGATACCGTAGACAGAAAGGAATAACATGCGTATAGGAATCTTGGGCGTCGGAGAAATAGGACAAGCGATAAAGCAAGTCTATGAAAATGCGCGGGGAGAATATATAATCTACGAAAAAGACCTGCTTTATAGCGAATTTCAGCCGGGGATGGAATATATACATGTATGTATCCCCTACAAAGACTACAATCAATTCAGAAGCGCCGTAAGAGATGTGGCAATCAAGTATCACCCGGAAGTTATTGTAGTTCATTCGACAGTTGTACCAGGAACGACAGAAAAGCTATTTGAGGAATTCGGCAACGTAGCACATTCCCCGGTTCGTGGAGTACACCCGGACATCTACGAGGGGTTAATGACATTCCCGAAATTTATTGGCGCGGAAGACGATCAGCTTGGGAAAGAAATAGAACAGCACTTCTACGAACTGGGAATGGAAAGTATATTCGTGCGGGGAAGTAAAAATACAGAAGCCGCTAAAATATGGAGTACCACACAGTACGGGGTAAACATAATAATCGAGAAGGAAATACACAGGTACTGCGAGGAAAACGGATTAAATTTTGACGTTGTATACGGACTGTGGAATCAAAGCTATAACGAGGGATACAGACGGTTGGGGCGGTTAAGGTATCAGCGGTATGTCCTGCATCATAAGCCGGGAGCTTTGGGCGGACATTGTATAGTCCAGAATGCAGAGCTTATGCCCGCGGAAGATATGGCACAGATAATCCTTCGCAAGCAGAAGGGGTATGAGCGTGGGGAAGAAACCAAACTATTTAAGGAGAACAGAAATGAAAGATGACCCCAAAGTAGAGATAATAGTGTATTCTTTTATAGGTATTTGTATGTTGCTTGTTGTGCTATTAGTATTTTATAATTTTGGCCCAAAAACGAGAACACAATTTCAAAATATTTATAGAAACGAAAGGTGGATAATCAAAGAATACGACACAAGCGAACTTCCATTGAGTCAGCTAATGATAATATATGATGTGCAGACGAAGAAGTCATTTTTGTATGTAAGAGATAATAGCGCCACAGGTGTCGGTTTGGAATATTTAGATATAGAAGAATTTAAAAAGGAGGAAAAATAATGGAGCCGATAATTGATCCTATGATTTTTTATATTGAATATTTATTAAATGTTTTTAAGTTTGTTGCTTTTCTTGCATGTACTGTATCTGTGGGTTCAATTGTGTTGGCTATAGTATGTGGCAACGAAACAGCAACGCTTGATCCGCTTTCACCAGAAGCAACAAAGACATTTTTAATTGTCGGTATAATTGGTTTGTGTATATTTTTGCCATGTTGTGTTTTTGTTCCTAATGGGAAATTATATTTAAAAATGAAGGTTGCAGAAAATATAACCCCTGACAATTTAAAAGCAATACAGGGATACACAAAGGAAGTAAAGGAAAGCATAAAGGCAGATATTATAGACATCATAAATTCTGTAGATGAAAGACAAAGAGAGGAAAAATGAATATTCTACTTGACAAAACAGGAAAAACGGTTATAATGTAGGTATGAGTCACAGATTTAGAAATAGCATTACGAAAGAACGAGTCAGCAATATAGAAAGCACACCGGGTTAGAACGAGTCATTTTGTCTGAAAGCACAATGGTAATGAACGCAAAAAACTGTTTAAAGAGCGTACGGGCGGAAATGTTCGTGTGTAGTTTTTTTTAGAAAGGAATGGTATGGCAAAGCGGAAGATTGGAAAAGTAAAGTTATGTTCAATGGTAGAGGATTTTGACATCTACCCGCGGAACAGGGTAGATTCGACGAATGTTTCACAGCTTGTACACTCAATGGAAGGAGGTGCAGACATACCGCCGATTATACTGGATGCTAAGTCAAAGCGGATTATTGACGGCTTTCACCGGAAACGTGCGTATGAAAAGATTTACGAGCCGGAGGAAGAAATTGAATGTGAACTTGTAACCACGAAAGGAGAGAAAGAAATAGTCTTAATGGCTATAAATCTCAATTCAAGTCACGGGCTGAAGCTGACAGCGCAGGACAAAGGAAGATGCGTACAGCTTGCAAAGCAGTTTGATATTGAGATGGAAGCTTTGAGTAATGCGCTTAATCTGACAGTTGACATTGTAGAGCATGCGAAAGAACTTCTTGCGCCGATGGTTAATTCTAAGGGCAAGAAGGTAGGGGAGATTGTAAAAAAATCTCCGGTGAAGCACGTAAAAACATTCAGAAAGGAACAGCAGGAGGACTTAAAAAAGGTAGGAGGAATGAAATTCGGTTGGAACGCGAATCAGCTTTTAATTGCCATTCGGAATGAATGGTTGGACATGGAAAATGACAAGCTGATTGAAACGCTGAGGGAACTGAAAGACTCTTTAAATGCGATTTTTGACGGTAGAGCTAAAAGGATGAAAAAGGCTTAATGGTTTTGAATAGTCAACGTTCCCGAAAGCACAAAACAAATGAACGAGTCAATGTCATAGAAAGCACAAGGGAAACGAACGAGTCATAGGTGTGGAAAGCACAATTACAGAGAACGAGTCATATTTTGCGAAAGCACAATGGTGTAGAACGTTTTATTTTTACTTAGAAAGGAAGAGACATGAGTATTGAAAAGATTTCGAAGGAGCTGAAAAAGTCGATTGCAAAGGGCGGAAAAGATGAAGTCAGGTTTTTAGTAACGACATATTATAGCCTGCAAAAAATGAGAAAGGCATTACAGGAACAGATAAGGTCATGCGTACAGGGGAAAAGCATGCAACCTGCATCGCTGGTATATTTCTTTGACCAGTGCGAAAAACTGGAAAACGAGGCAAAGAAAGCGTTGAATGTATATGCCAAAAATCACGAAATTGGACGATGGGCGATGTCTATTTGCGGAATTGGCCCGGTGATTGCCGCCGGGTTAATAGCCGTTATTGATATGAATATAGCGAAGACCCCCGGACACATATATTCTTTTGCGGGCATCAATCCGGGACAAACATGGTTTGGCAAGAAAAAAATGGAAACAATAATGAGAGACAACGGTGTAAGCCCGACCAGCGGAAAAAAGATAGATTTCGAGACCGCCATGAGGCTTGCGCATACAGTGAGGGAGCTTGGCGGAATCAAAGAAAAAACCGCAATCAGGAAAGCCAAGAATGAGAAGGGAAACATTACGGGCAAGACGCTATATCAGGGGCTTTCACTTCGCCCGTGGAATCCTTTTCTAAAAAATCTATGCTGGAAAATCGGGGAATCATTCAGCAAGACCCGGAACAGAGAAGAAGATTTCTATGGACACCTTCTTGCGCAAAGACAGATAGAGGAAAAAATGAAAAACGAGCAGGGAAAATATCAGGAACAGGCGGAGGATATACTAAACGACAAACCGAGTCACGCACAGAAGAAAACATACAAAGAAGGCAAGCTCCCGGACGGGCATATATTCTCAAGGGCTAAGCGGTGGGCGGTAAAGATATTTCTGTCTCACTGGTGGGAAGTTGCGTATGAAGAGCACTACGGGACAGAGCCGCCGTTTCAGCCTTACCCGATAGAACATCTTGGGCACGCGCACAAGATAGAAAAGCCAGTAAATGTGAAATAACACGGTGATGGAACGAGTCAGATGTCGAGAAAGCACAGGACATTAGAACGAGTCACGGTCATGGAAAGCACAGGCAAAGAGAACGTAAAAACCGGGGGAGGAAA